TAAAAAAGTTAATAAGTGCGAACCATGTAAAAAAGTTAATAAGTGCGAACCATGTAAAAAAGTTAATAAGTGCGAACCATGTAAAAAAGTTAATAAGTGTGAACCATGTAAAAAAGTTAATAAGTGTGAACCATGTAAAAAAGTTAATAAGTGTGAACCATGTAAAAAAATTAGTGATTTAAATCCAGATGAAATATCTAAATATTGCCCAAAAAATGAAGAAGAATATGTAGATCAATCTAATATTTTATATTGGCAAATTGGTTCTGCAGGTATTACCGTATTATTTTTAGTAATACTTTTTCTATATCTTTCTGAAAACTAAATTATTCTATAATACTTTGATGTAGTTTCTTTATATCTGATGATAATTTTATCACTTCAAATCTCAGTCTACTTTTATCATTTTTATTTACTTGTTTAATTATATCACTTGATGGTTTTCTATAAAACCGCATATCTAGTTCATAATGTAGAAATAATATAAATTTATGCTTCGATTCATCTGAAGTAATCATAGATATATTTTTAGACATAAAATTAATTAATATAGTTTCAAATAATGGATTATCAGATAATATATCATTTGAAATATAATTATCTAATGTAAGCTTGTAAAGATATTCGATTATATCCATATATTAATTTTTAGATATAAAATTAATTAATATAATTATTTAATGTAAGCTTGTAAAGATATTCGATTATATCCATATTATAAAAATTGGTTTATCAGGACGAGTCTGCCATTACTTCGTAAAATAGCAAACTCGTTCTGATAACCAGTAACTTATTCTAAGAAAATTGGAAAGTGTAAAGAAAAATTTTAATTTTTCATTTCACTTTTTAACCGTTAGTTCAACCTAGATTTTCTTCGAAAATCTAAGTTAAAATAAAAATTGAGTTGTCATATCGAGTTTGCTAAGCAAACTCGATTTAGACACTCAGAAGCTTATTCTTAGAAAATCTTGCAAAGATTTTCTAAGAATAAAAATTGATATATTTATTTTTATAATAATAATTTATACTATAATGACATCAACAATAGATTTGAAGAGATATGATAGACAAAATCGCACGTACGGCACTGAAGCCACGTCGAGTTTGTCAAATAGTACAATTATTATTAATGGGCTTTCAGGTGGATTAGCCACTGAATCGTGTAAAAATCTTTTACTATCAGGAGTCCAAAATATTATTCTAGTAGAAGATGGTATGGTCATATCTAATGACTTGGAGACTGGGTTCTATTATAGTGAAACTGATATTGGAAAACCTAGACATTTAGTATTATCTGATAAACTAACAAAGATAAATCCTTATTGTAATATAACAAGTTCAACATTTGATAGTATTGACTTGTCTAACAAAACAGTTATTCTACACAACAGTTCGCTGGATGAAGCAATTAAGATAAATAATATATCTAGAACTAACAACTGTAGATTTATATGGGTTCGATCAAAAGGTGTGAGTGGTACTCTATTTGTTGATTGTTTAGATAATCATATTATTAATGATACAACAGGCGAAATTGTAGAACCAGTTCAACTAGAATCTATTAATTCTAATGGACGTGTAATGTGTGCTCAACAAAATGTCCATGATTTTGAAAATGGTGACTTTATCAAGTTTACAAATTTAAATGGAACTAATACTGATTTCCTATTAGAGAAAGAATGGGAAATTATTATTAATAATAAAGTGAGTTTTGATATTAAGGATTTTAACTATTATGATGAATTTAATATTATAAATGGAACTGCTATTCTAATTAAGAAACCAATTACAATTAGTCATGAAACATTACAAGTACAAACTGAAAATCCAACAATTGTTGGATTTAATCAAGATTTTGACAAAGAGATTATTGAAGTATATAATAAAAATTTAAAAGTACCAATTGATTCATGGAGTGATGAGATGAATAGTATTATTTCAGAGTTTAGTAGTTCAAGTATTAAGAAACTTGTAAGATCGTCAAACCAAGAAATCATGCCTGTAATATCCGTATTAGGTTCACTTGCAGCAATGGAAGTAATTAAACTAGTAACAAATAAATTTACACCTGTATCACAATGGATGGTATATTCAGATGTTGATATTGTTCCTACTGATAAACCAACATCTGTATCTCTTTGTGGACTTGGAAACTTGATTGGTTCTACTTTTCAATCCAATATTGAATCTAAAAATTGGCTAATGGTTGGATGCGGTGCAATTGGATGTGAAATGTTGAAGAATCTTGCAAAACTAAATATTGCAACAAACGGTGGACAACTTAATGTAACTGACCCTGACCATATTGAACAATCGAATCTAAGTAGACAATTCCTATTTAGGAATTCCCACATAGGCAAGTCAAAGAGTCAGACAGCATCAGATGTTATCAAAGAAATGAATAGTGAGATTATAATTAATGCAATGTCAGATAAGATGTCAAGTGATAGTCAACAGATAATTGATGATATGGCTCCTCAATTATTTGGTGTTATCAATGCACTTGATAATATTGAAGCAAGACGTTATATGGACGAACAATGTTTTAGATATGGTCTACCATTATTTGAAAGTGGAACTCAAGGTATGAAAGGAAATACTCAACCTGTAATTCCTTTTATAACTGAAACATATAGTAATAGTTCGGACCCACCACAAGAAAAGAGTTTTCCGGTCTGTACGATTAAAAACTTCCCTAATCAACCACATCATACTATTCACTGGGCGATGGATTACTTTGAACAATTTCAAAGAGGTCCAAATAATGTAAATGGATATTTAAAGAATGGCAAGTCATTTCTGGATGGATTATCTAGTTATGACAAGTCTGTAGCAATAGAAGATATTTACAATTATACTGTAAAGTATAACCCGCAATCATGGCAAGACTGTGCGAAATGGGCAACTGACATGTATTTAGAATTATTTAGAGATCAGATATTGCAACTATTGCATAATTTCCCGGAAGATAGTGTAACTACCAGTGATGAATTATTCTGGTCAAAAGGAAAAAGATGTCCTACTGTAATTGAATATAATCTAACTGATAGCCGTGTATTAAATTTTTTGGAATCAACCACCCATTTAATTGCACAAACATGTGGTCTAGATAATAATTTTACACGATATGAACTAATTGAATCTTTAGTAGATTATGACCTGTATGATTTTCAAATAGATAAGGATAAACTGATAGCCAGCAATGATTCTGAATTAAGTAAGGAATCAGATAATAAAAAGATAGAAAGTAACGAACATAAACTACCTGATAAGGTTGATACATTGTTTCCACTGCAGTTTGAAAAAGATGATGATATGAATTGGCATGTTACATTTATTACTGCTGCATCTAATATGCGATCATCAAATTATGGTATACCAACAACAACATATGATGAAGCAAAAGGTATTGCCGGTAAAATTATACCTGCTGTTGCTACAACAACATCAATTGTAGCCGGGTTAATATCTATGGAATTAATCAAGTATTGTTGTGAAATAGATAAGATTGATATGTACAAGAGTTGGTTTGTAAGTTTAGCAAACAATATATTGATTGCTTCCGAGCCAATTCCGCCACCAATGTTAAAATTTGGTGAAACTATTATTAATTCTTGGTGTAAATTCGATTTGACAAATGATGTTACATTAAATCAGTTTATTGAAATATACGAAAATAAATTCAATACAAAAATAGGTATGGTACTACATGGTGCTTCTATGATGTTCGCAAATTTTATGCCATGTAATATTGGGGATAAGTTATTAAGTGATATATTTCATGAAAAGTATAATATCGATTTACTTTCATCAAAAATAGAATTAATTATTGCATCAGAAGAAGATGATGTCGAATTGCCAACAATCCAAGTTAAATTGGTAAAACAGATAGAATGTGAACATTGATAAAGGTGAACATTCACTTGAGATGGGAAATATTTATTTATAATATTCATCACTAATTAATTTAAAATATTCATCTTCGTCTAATAGTTTAAGATCGGTATCATTCATCAATTCTTTATTATATTTTATTTTCAATAACCATCCTTTGTCAAATGAGTTAGTATTAATTAAATCACTATCAAAGAATACTTGCTTATTTATATCATACACATTACCATTTATAGGTGAAACAATATCTTTAGAAGCAACAGATGACTCTAGAAGTATAATACTATCATTTCTTTCTATTGGATCACCAATATTTACAGAATAGTCTGCATATATAATATACTTAAGTTTAGATAGGCCTGTCTTTGTTATTCCTATCGTAGCTATATTAGTAGAACTATTAAATTTAATATATTCATGAGTTCTAGTATACTTGATACTTGTGAATGTTCTTTTACAAATATTATATAATATGGGGTACATTAAAGATCTTATAAATGTTAATGACATAATATTTTAAATAACTTTTATATAAAAGTTATTTAATATAATAGTATTGCTTTGTATGATTATTCGTCATCACCTTCCATACTTGGCATACCACCTTTCTTTACCATTGTATAAACTACTCCAAATATAACCATTGCAATAGCTCCTGCAACTAATGGCATAACCATGCCACTTAGTGCAGATCCAATACCTGTACCGACACCTTCTGCAGCAGTAGACACGCCTTTGCCAACACCTTCTGCAGCAGAAGATACACCTTTGCCAATACCAACGGATGCATCACCAACTCCTTCTAACAGTTGTTTACCTGCAACACCTGCAGCATAGACATCTCCAGATGTTGATAGTGATTTATTTTTTTCAGCATATAAATCAGCTGATTTTTTCATATTTATAATATTCTCGTCAATATCACTTACAATTTTAGTTGCTATCTCAGAAAGTACTGTTTGATTAAAAGCACAACTTAATACAGCTTTAACAGAAGCTCTTTGTGAAAGGGTTCCTATTTTAACACTACCACCTACTTTAATTTTATCAAGTTTAAATTTATTAGCTTGTTTAGTATCTTTTGCACATTTAGCCATATTCTTACTACTAAGTTTATTATTTATCGTGTCAGAAACAGATTTATCTTTTTTCATTGTAAAAGAGTCATCTAACTTCATTTTATCTTTTAGTTCATTAATTGCTTTATTATTTGTAGTTGAATCAGTAGAATTTGCAATCTGCATAGATAATATTTTTTCTGCGGCACCAGCAACTGATTTACCCAATGAGGCTATAGTTCCACCAATACTTGATGAAGATTTATCAACCCCTTCATTTGATATTTTACTATCTTTTATTTCATCGAATATTTTTTTTACTGTACTTTTTATCTTTTTTGTTATATCGGTAGTAACTTTAGTTTTAATGTTCTGTTGTGCTTTTATATTAGAGTTTGCATCACTTGTTGCATCTTGGTTTATACCTGCAAAATTAAAGTCTTCATCTGCAACAATATTACTAATATCAATTTCATTTGATAATGCAATCATTTGACTTAATTCAGCATTATTTTCATTAGCAACTTCATTTAGAACAGCACCAAGAAGTTTTGTAACCCCTGCAACAACAGCACTTTGGTTAATATTTTTTTCAATCTCTTTAGTATTTTTTACAAGTGTATCATTTGTAATTTTTGTCTTATTTGCGATCCCCATCCCAAAATTTTCAACTACTCTATTATTTGTTTTACCATTCTTAAATGTAGTAACCTTTTTAGAATTACACGGATAGTAATCACCATTTATATCATAAACATGATTCATAAATTATATATAAATAGTTAGAAAATATTTAAACATTTTAATTAAAGTTCATATTATAGTTAATAAAAATTGATTTAAAATATATATAAATAAATAATATATAGATATATTTAATGTTAGTATCACCGTATAAGAATACGACTCAATACACAAAAATTCAAATGAAACCACATATGATGAATAGTGATATTCAAAATATTATGAAATTGGTTTTAAGAAAAAAAGTAGAAAAGAGATGCAATAGACATGGGTTTATTGACGCAGTTTTTCGTATAGAAAACTTTATTGAAGATGATTTAAGAGCTGAAAATCTATCTGGATGTGCGAATTATGATATTAGTTATCATTGTAGATTGTGTATCCCAATCGAAGAAAGTATTATTATTGCACAAGTCAAAGCAATTAATCAAGAACTAATATTAGCTGCGAATGGACCAATTATGATATTTATTCCTAAAGATAATATTGATACAAAAGTATGGGATATTTCTGATAAATTTCTAAATAAAAAAGATAACGTAAATCTTAAATTAAATAATTATATTAAGATTCTAGTAGTTAATAAACGAATCAATCAAGGCGATCATCAGATTAAAGTAATTGGTAATCTATTAGATTTCGCGACAGAAGATGAAGTAAGTAATTATTATGGTTCAATTATTAGTACCGATGTAAATACAGAAACAGAGGATAATGGTATAAGTGAAAATCAAAGTGAAGATAATTATATCATTTAATTAAGTTAATTTAATTTGTTTTATAATATCAAATAATTTAGAAAATCGTTGTTCTAAAATTTCAATTGAATTTATAGTAAATTTTTGATGATTTACAATCTGATTATTTAATTGTTTTATATTCTCTTCAATGCTTGATATTTTAGGCAATAGATTATCTGAAATATTTTGAACTTGTGATTGTAGGTCATTAATATTTATTTCTAAAAGTTTAACATATTCTAAATCGTAATTTTCATTTGTTTTAACTTCAGATATAAGACTAATACTTTCATTATCTGATTCACTTTGTATATTTATATCATTATATGATTCACTTTCACTATCACTCTCAATATCATCATCTATTGGAACTAATAATTCTAATTGTTTGATATTTAATTTACATATTCTTGGTATAATAAAATATAAATATTCTTCATATGAACCATCAAACTTTTTTTCTATAAAAGTAATATTAACAGGTGTCAATATAATATTATTCATTTTATTAATATTATACTTTTTCCAAATATATTGTATTTTCGAAACATATACGTTTTCTCTATTTAACTTTTTAAAAATAGTACTAATATTATCTTTTTCGCCACTATTTATATCTGATAATGATTTTAACTCTTTGTCTGAATCTAATAATTTATTAAAAACTATTATATTTATTTTATTTTTTTTTAGATTTTCAATTAGTTCATTATACTCACTATGTGCACTTTCATCATATGTAATGAATAGGTCAAATTTATGTTCAATTAGTTTGTTATATAAATTTTTATCATAATCTTTATTTAATAATACCTGAGAAACTATATCAGTTACTTCATTTATTTTAAAATCTTTATTATTCTTTATAAAATCTTCAATAATAATATTAATTTTACTCATTATTTAAAAAATGTATTTATTTTTTTAAATAATAATTATATTCTCCTTCAGCGAAACCCAAAAGTGAAAAGAATAATTTAATCTACTTTATTACGTATTATCATTATTATTTGGTAGACGTGTTGATTTTCCAGTATTTGCAGGTAGTCCTTTTCTAGCTTCCCATATAGATGAATTTCGATTATTTCTCAAAGTTATCGCACCGCCCTGGATGATTAACAATCTTCTTCTTTTGTCTTTATACATACTATTACCATTTTCTCTAGGTGCATCCCAAATTACTCCACCATTGTATGTTATCACCATAGCTCCGCCGTAATGATTCGCATCCCAGTATAATCTTACATTTTCAGAAGGTGATCTGTTGCTTTTGAATTCCCATTCAGGTTTCATATTAGGATATTGATATGGAGTTTTTGCCTTTAATAACTTAAAACTACCAGTTTTTTCTAAAACCATTAGATAACCTCCGTAATAAGTATAATCTCCACCTTTAACTATCTGACCAGAACCACCCATGGTCATATAGCCTACCTTTTTATATCCATGACTGATATCAATCATAGTACTACTATTTACAGTAATACGCCCACTATTACTAGCGATACTCTTACGATTACTAGCAATACTTGCAGCAAGATCTGCAGTTTGATTCGTCATCATGGTTTTAAGCTGTGCTTCAGTTATACATGTATTATTTATACAAATTTTACCAGCTTTAATTTGACCAGCTTTAATTTCACCAGTTGCTATAATATTTCCTTGTCCTGGTGGTGTCCAGGATCCAACACTTAACCCACCCTGTTTAGATCGAGTGTCATTAATTGAAAATCCACCATAGGTAGCAACTCTACCTACACTATTAGTTTGTTGATTTATTCTTAACCAGTCACCGCCAATTCTAGAAAGTAGTGGGGTATTAACATTTCCAGGTACTTTCATATTACCAGTACCCGTTATTTCAACAAATTTACCAGCAGTTCCTAGATTTACCTTCTTAGCACTAGGAACACCAACAACTATATCTTGGTTATCTTCAGAATAAAATCCAGGAATACCCCATGCGGCACCAACTCTTACACGCCCTTTATTTTCAGCATCTTTAAAATGTGATCTACCTCCTGTTACTTGTGCACCTCCAGGTACTTTAATATTACCATTACCATTTATTTCAACAAATTTACCAGCAGTTCCCAGATTTACTTTCCTATTACGAGGAACACCAACAACTATATCTTGGTTATCCTCTGAATAAAATCCAGGAATACCCCATGCTGCACCTACTCTTACACGCCCTCTATTTTCAACATCTTTAAAATGTGTTCTACCTCCTGTTACTTTCATACCACCAGTATGAGTTGCATTACCGTTACTATCAAGAACATGTTTTACTGTACCGCCATCGACAGAACATTTATCTGTTTTACATGAATCACCCCAAATTTGTAAAGATTCATTATTATTATCATTAAGAGTTAATCTTAGATGATTGTTATCAGTGTTACCAATTTTTCTTAAATGATATGGATCATTATCTTCTTTATCACCAAATGTAATTCTTCCTGATTTGGGAATATTCAAGTCATGTACAGTAGCTTTAACTCTCTTACCTTTAGGGGGTAGAATAGTTACATGACCTTCTTTGTCAAGTGGTACAGCAAGTTTATCTACAACACGTATCACTTCGTTTACTTTAGTACCGTCAGTCAAGTAAAATCCTCTTGATTTCATAACACCCCCTATTTCCATATTACCTTCTAGTCTAATACCATCGACTTTGCTAACAGTATCTTTAACTAATGATTCAATTTCATTTTTAACTTGATCGGAAGTATCTTTATTTTCTTTAAGACTGTTTAATTTTTCTATTTCTGTAATAACTTGTTCTTTTGTTAGTGTACCTGTTTCTATCTGTACCTTTAAAACCTTTATGTTATTAAGAATTTTAGTATTATCTATTTGTATTTTATCATCAGCTTGATTAACAAATGTTTCAATCGTTTGGGTTGAAACGAACTGTCCAAATGCATTATAAAAATCACTCATATATCTACATTTAGAAACTATTTAATAGTATTTATTTAAAAATTATTTTTAAATTATTTTTAAATTATTTTTAAATTATTTTTAATATGATTTTTTCAAGTTTGTTAATATCATCTTCTGTATAATTCGTTAATACCCAATCATGAATATTAATATTAATTTTTTTAAGATATTGATCTCTCAAACTAGAAATATTTTTACTAAAATTTCTTATTACAATTTTAAAACTCTTGGCTTCAAACTTTATATTATTAATAAGTTGTTCAACAAGTTTTTTACTCGGTATTTCTAAATTTAATAACTTTTGATAACAATACCATATACACCATACTGTACAAAATCCATTTGGATCACCTATTTTCTTACATCGTTCATTATCCAAGTTTTCAATTACTTGAAACCCAATTATTGGTAAATAATCAATTGGTTTTAAATAGGTTATATCTTCACTAAATGTTTTAATTTTCTGTAAAATAAATATATCTAATAAGTTTGGATTATAATCAAATCCTAATGGTGGATTTTTACCGTTTGGTTCGAATCTCTCGATAATATTTCTTTTAATATCCCAAAATAAAATATTAGTATGTGCACCAAGTGTCGTTTCAATACCAATAGGAATTATAATAATAGTTGCACCTTCCTTAATAGATTTTTGTACAAGTATATCAAAATATTCAGGAAAAAATATTTTTTGATTAATCCACAATATCATTATATTAATAAATTCTAACTTGTAATTAAAATCAATACCCATTTTATTATAATATTCTACAACATTGTCACTTGAACTCATTGGATAATCTAAAATAAGAGATATTTGTGGATACATTTTTTTTAACCATACTAATCCAAACAATGTGTCAATTGGAAATCCACTAAAAAAACAATCATCGATAACAAGTCCAGAGTCAAAATCAAAATCAAAGTTATTATTTTTATTCTTAGGGATAGATCTATTTTCTTTTAATATAACATCTTTAATCTTATTAATACAATCATTTCTATTTTTAAGTTTATCTAATTTATTAAGATCTACTTTTCCCGTATATTCAGTTAATTTATTTTCCCTAATTAAAGAACATTTAATTTCCCAATCTACAATTAATTTTTTAGTAATCAAATTATTGTAAAATGATTCACTAATTAAAATTAAAAGTTTACTCTTATCTTCATATAAATCATATATAGATTCACCATTATAATTTTGAATGAATATATTTAATTCTTTTTCAACTAAAATATCAGTAAATTTATCTAATAGATTTAATTTAAATAACAAATGTAAAGCAGTATCCCCTTTGTGGTTTTGAATATTTAAATTTGAATTTTTTATTAGAATTGCCAATGTTTTGTTATTAATATTTTTATGTTCAAGTAAATACATATGTAACGGGGTATTACCTTCTAAATTAGTTAAATTTAAATTAATTTTATTAAAGTCCAAATAATAATTTATCAATTCATCATTCTGTTCTATAATTGAATAATGTAAAAGATTATTACCAATGAAATCTGATATTGTTATATCTGCTCCTAATTTTATTATTTTTTTTACAAGTTCTGTTTTATTATTAACCGTAAGTAAATGTAATATAGTAGTACCATATTCTGTTGTTTGATTATTTAAATTAATAGATGTGTTATCTAATAAATAATTTATTATTTCATCGTTCGAATAACTTATTGCAGATTGTAGTAAATTTTCGCCATCACTATTTTTTATGTTAAAGTTAGAATATTTTTTAAATAGATATAGTAACATTTTATTTCTATTATATTTCAAACAATAAAAGAAAATATTTATACCATCCTTATTTGATACGTAAGGGTCTCCATTATTCTCTAAAATTAAATGAAAAGCATCAATATTATTAAATATTACACAATAATGTAAGGGTGTTCGCCCGCGCATATCTTTTTTATCGATAATTTTAATACCAATAGTATTATTACTACTTTCAATTAATAATTTTAAAATTTCTATCTTATTAAGTTTTATTGTATTATATAACAATGTTGTACCATTCATGTCAATAATATCAAGTAAAATTTCTTTAGAAAGAATTGCTTTTATTAATTTAATATTACCAGTATCTAGTACATATTCTATAAAATAATTATTAAAACTATCTTGAATATTAATTTCAACATCTGAATTTTCTTTTAATATTTTTATAATTTTATCATATTCTTGGTTTTTAATTAAATCAAATAAGTTTTCCATTTAATTATTTGATATAATATTTTATTCTAAAAATTAAATGAAATATTTCTTAAAATAAAATATCCAAACTGCCGTGTGTAACCAAACGATAATCAACTCCTTTACCACTTGTAATATTTAGTCGATGTACTCTAAATATATCACCAACTTTCGCATTATAATATCTACTCATAACATCTGTAGAATATATTTTACTAAAATTATTAATATTAATATTTTGTAACAATTCATCTTTCTCTTCACTATTTAATAAATTATGCTCGGAACAAATATCTTTTCCAGCAATATCTTCCATAAATTCACGTTGAAAGAATGATTCGCTATTTGGATAATTCTCCATAACTTGCTTGAATGTCTTTTTACTAGGTTCAGTAATAATTACAAACTTCTGAAGATTTGTATTGTTACTTAAGAACTCATCTATTGGTGAATTTTGAGTAATTGATGTAACTTTACCATTTACAATATACACTAAACAATTATTTCCATTATCTAGTTTAATTGTAATACTTTTATTAGGTGTAATCTCCTCTTTTAATGATTCATAAATTGGTTCAATATTCGAAATAACACGTCTTCGTTCTAACATTTTTAATAGATTAATTATAATTATTTGATTAATCTCTTTAATAGTATAGTTAACATTTGTCAAGTTCATTTTTATATATTTATATTTATAAAATAATTTTTATATCAATTTTTATATATCAAAACTCGATTCATTTGCAAAGCAAAAATATGATATTATTGCTACGCAAAAAAAGTTCATTTGCTACGCAAAAAGTATATAAGCTAATGGTTGACATAATCTATTTTGCTTAGCAAAATAGATTCGTCAAACCAATTTTTATAACCTAGTGAATTTCCTTATTCACCTTTGGTGAAAAGATTCACTAGGTTCTAACTGTTAAAAACATTTAATTGCTACGCAAAATAAAAGAACGAATTTTTCACTTTGTGAAATTATAGTTACACTTTCCAATTTTTATGGAATAAGCTTTTGGGTGTCATAATAAAACTTTCATTGCGAAGCATATAGTATTTCGATCTATTTGCGCATTTGCAAAGCAAAATAGCAAAAATACAAACCAATTTTTATATCTAACTGTTAAATTGCTTTATTCCACATCTTTAATCTTCGATTTTTATTAAATATATAAATTAACTAGTATAAAACCTAATTTCTTTTATTAGAGCAGATTTAAAATGACTATTAATATCAATATGGTATAAGAAAATTCTATTCATTTCAGTTTTAATATTTTCAATATATTTCAATTTATTATTTTTTATCCATGTAGGCTTAGTGTTCTTTTTATTATTATTTTCAATCTCATTTGAAACTTTATTATAATGTGTCTTTAGTAAACTTATAATATTTTTATTAAGATCAAATACTTCAGGTAGTTTCCTATCATTAAACATTTTTACTATTTGATTTAAATCATAAATTAATTTTATTTCTCTAATCCTAAAAGCATTAGTATAATATTTTTTTGAATCTAATATTATTGATTTATAAAAAATTAGATCATCTTTATCTTGTGTACCTAATTCTAGTTCATATTGATACTTACCAACATTAACAGTCAGTTCTTTTAATTTTTCTTTGATCTCTTTTAGTATCATATATAAAGTTAATAATAGTTGGAATGGATCTAATTGTTGTAAATTAACTGAAGTTAAACTATTTATATGTTTTTTATCTGTGTCATCTCTTTTCTCTAGTTCATTAATTTTATTTTTTAAAATTTGATTTTCTTCTTGAAAGTCCTCCAATACATTTATTTTATTTTGATTAACATGTAGTAAGTTTGTTAGGCGCATATATTCTAACGGGTCACTTATGTTATCACTTTGTTCATAAACTTCAATAACATTATCAGAATCTTCTACATCTGAACTAATAATATCTGAACTAATAATATCTGAACTGGAATATGATTTCTTTTGTGATATTAACTTATTTAATACGTCATTCTTATTTGAACATTTTTTTGTTGTTGATACTGCGATTTTAGGTGAAACATTGTCATTATTAGATATATTACCGTTATTAGAAACATCTATATTATAAAAAATATTATTCATTATACCTATGATTATTTAATATTCTTAATGGTTGAAATTATTAAATTAATTATTAAAATATTTATTTAATTTCTATTTTACATTAATAATGACAAAATGGAAAATAATAAGAATAAATAACACAAGTTCAAAATATGATTTTAGATTAATTCCGAATATAAATAATAACTTTTCAGACGTAAACTTTTTTAAACATAGTTTCTTTAGAATATTAGTTTCATTATCTAGCTATTTAACGGATGGTATTATATCAGATAAGTCTACCGTAGATAGTACTAGTTTATATCGAATTATATTTAATAATAAATCACAAAGTATATTTAGTTTTACAATTGATAAATATAATGGCAAGTCATCTAAATATTTAACAATAGATGATAAAATGACAAAATTAATATTTCATGATGATACACGTGTATATAATATTAATTTATTACAATTACCTGATACTAAAATATTTTCAAGTTTATTTACATATCAATCTATTAATAATATAAGTAATTTTTTGGAAGTAAATAAGGAAGCTTATACTCATGTTTTAAATACTTCAGATAATAATTATATAACAACGGGCTACTTGAATTGCAAAAAGATAAATCACTTAATAATAGATCTATTGGTATATGATAAAAAGTTCTTTTCGTCAAAGACGAATGTAAATACAAGTTTACAAAGATGTAAAATACTAGATCAAAATATATTAGAAAGTTTAAATATAACACCCAAGTTCGAAGGATACTGTCTATTTATAATCAATTTCACTGAGAAGTATAATTTTAAAATAAAGAAAATTATTCCTATTTCTTTTGATGAATACTTGACATATATTTATGATTTACTTTTACCATACAAGTATGATTTTAATGATGTTAATAATAGTAATTTATTAAAAGGCATTGAGTATTCAGATGATAATGTTGAAAGAGTAGCATTTGCGATTGATCCAGATGGTAGTAAAGATAGAGATGATGCAATTGCAGCATTCTATTTGAAAGATAATAATATCATTTATAATAAAGAAGAAGCAAGTCATATCAGATTAACTGTTCATATATCAGATACTCTATCATACATAAGACCCGAAGATAGTAATTATTATTATCATTATAGTAAATTCAAATCAAATACAGACTATCTTGATAAATTCAATCTACCAATGATGGATAGAATATTATCAGAAAATAAATTATCATTAGATGGTGATAATAATGATGCAATAACAATAAATTTAACATATCGTATAATAGATAATGAAAATTTTATAATAAAACCTTTTCCGGAGATAGTAAAAATTCATAGAAGTAAGAATCTAAAGATTATAGGAACAACATATAAAAAGTTTTCTGAATCTTTCGGTTTAGATAAAGATACTAATTTTGATAATGATACTTTTAATAAGCGATTTATAATTAATTGTAATAATAAATTACCCCGAGATTTCAATGAATTTGTATATGAGGGTAGTAGTTTATATCCAAATAAAGTAAAAAAATTAATAGCAAATAATTTGAAACAATTATATATTTTTTTTGTCAACTCATTAAATCATACAGGTAAAGATACATTAATAAAACTACCGTCTAGTCTTTCCAGACAAACACATTTTGATAAAAGTAATATCTATTTAGATTTTTCTCCGGTTGATATGTGGAGCCATAGTCTAATTGAATATACTGCACTAGAATCTAATATTTATTTTTCATATTTAATGTATTTTATCTCGAAAAATAGAATTACATATAAGAATAATAGTTATACTTTTGATTATAAATTAATAATAGACGTTAATGAAACAGTAGGTAAGAAAAATACAAAACTATTATTAGATAATATTTTAAATGATAAAGTAATCAAAGTATCAAAATGTGGAATATATCGAAATCTATATACACCAAGTAAAACGGCAACTATGGATAATATAAATTATTATATTAATGATGAAATAAGAAGATTATTAATAAAGTGTGCAACAAATGAAACAAATTATGATACTATTATTAATAATTTTTTGGTAAAATATAACTATAAAATTGTGGAAAACACGTCAAGTATTATCCAATTTTTAAAATTACTAATGGCATTAAGACAATTACAAATACTTGTAGATTCAAAAACAAAATTAGAAATATCGTATAAATTAATATCCAAAGATTTAAAAATGAAAGCAAAATATGATACCTTTCCATTTTCTCACTTGGATATATGTTCTTTGTTTTATACACATGCAACTTCCCCAATGAGAAGATTTATTGATATAAATGTCCATCATTTTATTTTTAATCCAAAAAGTATAGATTATATATATCGAAATATTGATATAACTAGAATAAATATGGCAGTAAATATCGGAAAATATATTAATCAACTAGTTAACTCTTATAGGTTTATTGAATTTATTTCAATTAATTCCAATCAAAATAAATTAACTATGAATGTTAAGGTATTAGATAAAAAAAGAAATTTGATTGGAATTGAAGAATTAGTAAACTTTATTGCATTAAATGATATCGTTGGGATAAAAGATGGTTATCATAGTTTTACGATAGATAAATATAATCTACCTATTTTGAAGAAATCAGATTCTAAGGTTTTCAATATATTCTTTCATATGCTTAAAAAAGAAAGTCCAAATATTAGGAAAAAATGTCAGTTATTTTTAGAGAAAATATTTTTAGTTAAAATTATTAAAACTATTTGCAAGACTTAAAGGAAACTTTAACTATTAATATAATGTCTGATTATACAATTGATGAACATCTAACTGATGAACATGCAAATCTAACAACTATTAATAATAATGGCGATTCTGGTTCAAGTTTATGGAAACCTGAACAAGAAGATATCTTAAAAAAATGGGCTGATAAAGCTCTATGTTATAAAACAATGCATACTAAATCAATTAAAAAGTATTGGTGTTTGAATGCATGGTTTAATATACCTGTTATAATTTTATCTACTTTAACAGGTACAGGTAATTTTGCACAAGGCAGTTTTAATGAATCATATGCTTCGACATTAATATTATTAATTGGTGCTGCAAATCTACTTTCTGCAATTCTAGGTACAATATCACAATATATTAATGTAGCTGGAACTTTAGAAGGTCATCGTTTTGCAAATATTTCATGGGATAAATATGCTAGAGGTATTCAAGTTGAATTAGGAAAAGTCCGTTCAGATAGAGTTAAAGACCCTGTAATGTATATTAAAAAATGTCAAGAAGAATTTGACCGATTAATTGAGATTTCCCCGCATTTTTCTAATGATGTAATTGAGTGGTTTACCAAGTTAATTAACACAGGTGAATTCATAGAACATAAACAATTATTTGGAGTATGTTGTTACGAGTGGTTTTGTTTACCGTGTGGTTTCAGAGGATGTAAAAAATCTAATTGTTGTAATACAGATAATGATTTAAAAGAAAATAAAAAGAAGGTTTTTAAAAGTATTTGGAATGAAATTGAATTACCTGAAATTTTAGGTAGAATAAAACCAACCACAATAGTTAGAGAGGATAATGGGAGTTATGTGAATGAAGATAACAAATATAGAATAAGTAATGTTTAACCACAAGTAATATAACCAATTCTTATATAAGAAAACCGATTCATTTGCAAAGCAAAAATACAAACCAATTTTTATATTATTTTGTATATTTAACTATAAAATATACAAAATAAAATAACTAAATATGTGGTTATAATATAAATAGTATCTTAAATCGGATGATTTATAGGTTCATAATTATTATAAGAACAATAACAACTATAAAACCAATAATTCCATAAATTATATAGTTTCTTTGTTGATGAGTCATGCGTGTACCTAAGAATACAACAATATTTGATTCTGCATTAACAGGTTTAGAATCATCCGAGTCGGTATCAGAATTGGTATCAGATTTGGTATCAGATTTGATATCAGATTTGATATCAGACACGGGTTCAGATATTGGTTTTAGGACTTTTAGTTTAGGAGCGTTAATTGACGATGTTGGTTCTGAACTTTCCGAATCATCTACCTGTTTTTCATCGGGTACATCAGCACTTTTAGGGTTTGATGCATTTCGTATTGATTCACCTAAAGCAAGACCCATTGCTGCAATTCTCCTTGTAGAGTCCTCGTTTTTCGCAGCAGCATACATCTTACTAAATGTTTTATCTAATTTATTCATAATTTTAGTACTAATTTTATTTACTGCTTTTTGATCAAATGCGCATGATAATGTAGAAAGAGCAATTGCTTTTTGTTTAATATTTGTTACATTCATATTTTTACATTTAATATCAGCTATCAGTACATTATTTGCAGCAGCAGCAACTGCAGAACATCTTGCTATATTTTTCTGTGAAACTGTATTTTTTATATCATTACTAACCTCATCATTATCATCAACTTTAAATGATTCATCCAAATCTAATGTTTTTGTTAAATCTTGATTAAGTTTATAAGATGTATTAACTGTTGTATCATTGCCAAAACCACCTTTTGCAGTACCGTCCAATAATTTTTTAGCTGCATTAGGGTCTAGACCAGGTGTAGAATCCATAAATTGTTTTGCCATTTCATTATCCTTCTTTTGGATATCAGCTACATCATTTGGTAAACTATCAGTAATTTTCTTAGTAATCGAATTAGTAATATTAGTTTTAATACTATTCGTTGTTTTTTGACGAATAACGGCTGCAGCTGAAGCCTGTGCTTGAGCTGATTGAGTGAAACCACCGTAATTGACTGTATCACACTTAACACCAATCATTGATATTGAATTAGATGCAGCAACTGAATTTATTACTTCTGCACTATTACTTTGAGCAACTTCGTTTACAGCCGTATTAATTAATTTTGCAATTGATTTTACAACCATTGATCTATTAATATTTGTTTTTAGGTTCAGTTTTTTATTAATCTCTTTACTATCGTTTACTGTTGTATCGTTACCGCCACTTACAAAGTGTTCATAGTATTGTCCGTTACAATTTAATGTATTTGAAATAGTATGCTTAAACATGTATATATATTTCTAGATTTTATTATAGATTTATTTATTTAATTATAAATTTATTTATTTAATTATAAATTTATTTATATATATATATATATATAATGGGAAATACACTAACTACAAGTAATAGTAATCGAAATATTAATGATTCTATTTTAGGAAAAAGAATTAAAGAAATTCTAGCAAATCAAGAAATTGTTGTGGATAAAGATAACACGGGAAAAATAATAAAACGTAAGATTAATAAAATAAGAGGTTGTTGTATGAATATTGTGAAACCACAAGTAGGAATAAATGATTTTATTACAGTTGGTTTACCAGAACCAGCGACAGACACAGATGCCTGTAAAACACAGGGACGTTGTTTGGATACCTTTAATTTAGGCCTCCAAATTAAAGGTGATACAGATAAGATTTGTTCCAACCTGATCCCGAATCCACCGAATGCTGATGGATCAAAATCAACATTTAATAATTTGATAGGAGGTGATCAAGGGTTATGCGATGCATTTATGGTTAATAAATGTGGCAAGGAATTATATGACGCAGGGTGTCTTGTAATTAAGAAAAATAAAAAAGGTAGATTGGTTCGTGTTTGGAATGCTAAAAATAAAAATTGTTTTACTAAAGATGGCGCTTTAATTTATGGAAGCGAAGACTGTAAATGTATTAATTCAGCAACTGGATTTACATTGAATTCAGATCCATCAACTACAATTAAAGGTGGTATAAACTTTGCTCGTGACTCTGATAGTCCTTTTCCAATAAAAACAGGTACGTCTACCAATTCATATACTAAATATTCATTAGATATATTTGGATATTCACCTGTACACCAGAGGCCACAACTTTTTGATGCAAGATGTTCAGCTGCAACAGCTACAGCTGCATCAGGTGGTAGTAACGCTTACAAGCTACCTAGATATAAAAATAAAAATTTAACGATCTGTCTGAATCAAATTAATATTAAAGATTCTGATATAGGTACCGCTAATTTAAAAGATATTAAACAAAATAATAATTGTGGTACAGGTGCTAATACCCCTCAAAAAGTTGAAAAAAATCCTAAAGAAAGAGCGGTTGAACTAGAGAAAGAAAGATTAGTTACCAAACGTGAGTCAGAGAGAATAGAGAAAGAAGCAGCATTAGCATTAGAAAAACAAAATAAAGATGAAGCAGCAGCTAAAAAAGCACAAGTAGCTAAAGCAAAGAAAGATATTGAGCATAATAAAGAAGTTAAAGATCTTAAAGATAAAGCGAAAGATGATAAAATTGCAAATATTAAAAAAACAATTGGTAAATCTAACGAGACTAAATTAAAAACTGATAAACTCAAGGAAGAAAATATTAAGAAACAGCAAGAATTAGATGAAGCAAAAGCAGCAGCAACAAAAGCAGCAGCAACAAAAGCAGCAGCAACAAAAGCAGCAGCAACAAAAGCAGCAGCAGCAAAAACAGCAGCAAAAGTTGCAGAGTCTAAGAAAATGAAAATATACTATGGTATTGGTATTTTTATAATTATAGCTATTATATTATTTTTCTTACTAAGGGGTGGTAAAGGCAAACGTCGTTCTAGAGATAATGACGACCTTTAAAATGAAAAATTAAAATCATCATATACATCTTTAACTTCATCAATTACTAGAGATAAACCACCTAATATTATATAATTAATCATATATTTTAGGTCACTCTCTTTATACTTTAATATATTTTCTATATTATCAAGAACATATATTTTAATATAATCATCATTTTTATTATCAAAATAATTATTATTATAATTAAAATATTGGTTACCGTCAGTGTTATCTATTTTTTTTCTATCATCAATTGAAATATTCTGATAGTAAAATTCTTTTAATTCATAGTTTAGTTTTAATATCTTTGATCTGTTAAGATTTAAAAAGTGTTTGTAATCAATGAATATTGATATATTTGTAAATAGTTGAAATACCTGTAATGCCTTTTCTTCTAACGTAGTTTCATTTGGTAATTCTATATTAATCACACTACATAATATATCATCTGGAATTTCTTTTTGTGATACCGGATGCAATAGAATATTATATGCTTTCATGTGTTGCAAAGATTCTTTTTCAAAACATCTTACAATTGTATCTGTTTCTGAATATAATATTAAATTTTCTATATTTTGATATACTAGCGTTTTTTTGTTATCTTTATCAACCATATAAAATTTATTTAAAGATATCGGATCTCGTTCATCTGTAGAATCAAATATATCTATATCTTTAGGAAAGTGAAGATTATATCTATCTAATATATATTTATATGTCTTCTTAGTATTTACTATCTTTCTATTTGTTCTAGGATTTATTAAGGGATTCCTTTTCCATATCATTAATTCATTTATATTTATAGGGTTATTCTTAAATGATGCCATTAATTAATATAAATTATATATTATTTTATTTAATCAACTTTTCTTCATATATTTGCTTTGGAAATATGCAGTATTATTTAGTCACTCAGATTCATACTTGTTCTTTTCACCAAAGGTGAATTTAATATTATACAAGTTAACGTTCACCAAATGTACGTGATTTCTATGAATTTTATCGATTTTACTATGTGTTTTTATTCTCAGAAAAATTGATTTAATAAATTATTAATTTGATAAATAATGTAGCAATGTCTGATATTAGAAACAATAAGGCTCGAACTAACAAGAAAGAAACTAGTTATAAACAATATAAAAATATGCAATATATGGAAATTCTTGAAAACTATTTAGAGTATCCTAACAAAAATCTTAAATTTAAATATACTGTAAATGGTAATGTTGAAAGTACTAAATTTATTTCAGAAGAAGACAAAGCAGATGGTTGGACTCAACAGTTTACAAATAGCAATAAATTTAGTAAATTCTTACAGACAAATCTTCACTACCTTCCTGAAAATCTTTGGGGTAGAACAACTGTATTTTACCAAGATGGGGTAGTTGTAGGGTATAAAGCAAATGACCGAAATATTAATTACTTTGTTCATTCTGCAGATACAGACGAAGTAACTAAGCAACTATTCGATGCAATCAAACCAAGAGTTAATATTAATATTCAACTTATAAATGAACTCTTGTTTGTATTTGATGATAAAGGAATTGAATCATGGATAACAATTAGAGCAAAGAAAATAGTTGAAGAATGTTTAAGAGTTCAAGCTAGTCAACAATTGTAGATTACGTCTATTTAATAATTATTTTATAATATAATAGATTACGTCTATTTAATTTATCAACGTATTTAAGTATTGATCTATATTTTATTTTCATAGTAAAATCCATATCAAAAGCAAAAAAATTGATAGTGATTCTTAACAATACTATGTAAAGTGATGAACACCCCTATTAACAGTTAGCTTTTCGCCGAAGGTGAATGTATATACTGCGTAAGTTAAAATAAAAATTGAAATAATTTAAACAGAAGCAAATATATACTCAATAATGTCATCTATTAGTAATACGATACGAAATAATCTGCGGACACAGGCGGACAAGAGTACCTTGCAGCAGCATTTAGCAGCAGCTGTAGTTCATGGGGGAACTCAAGTTTCAAATGGAACAAATGTAGACCGAAACTTTGTTAGAGGTCATTTAGTTCCAAGTCTTCACGCAGAAACCAGAGCTTTACTTTTATATTATGGTAAAAATATTTATTACAATAATTATAAAGGATGGTGTTTTTATGACGCAAGTTATAAGGCAAAAAAAGTAGACATCGCAGTACTCCGGGTTAAACGGAACGGTGACCTTGCGAATGCAAGACCTTGTAGAAAATGTCTTAAGATGATGAGAGATCTAGGTGTTAAGAAAGTTCATTATAGCACAGGAAAAGATGAAGAGATTTTATGCGAAAATGTAAATGATATGTTTAGCATTCAGGATAGTTCAGCTGCTAGAATGTTCGAGCGTACCAAATATAATTATCCTAAGAATGATAAAGATTATTACAAATTAATATTAAAGAAAAGTGTTCCAGAACAAATTAAAAATAGTAATCTACAACATTTTATAAGATTTAATCTGACTGACCTACTTCCATCATGTTCTTATTCATTTTATAAAGGGATCGGCAAACAAAAGAATAAAGAATATGTTAAAATTGAAGATGGTTCAGATACAGGTTTTATTATTTTAATTAATATTGTTTGACATATATTTATAAACCGATTATAAAATAATATATAAATATATGTAATGAAACTTACTGGAAATACTCAGATAGATATAGACAATAAGATTAATTTTTCAGATTTAGAATATGAATTAAATGTGAATCATATGAATGTCGGACTAGCTAGTAAAAAGAAAAATAAAAAAATCGAAAATGGACTTGATTTTGAATCAACTATAGGCCCTATCAATATAAAATTTAATTTATTAACCAATAAATCGCAAATTCCTACATCAACATCAGATATTAATCTATATATATCAGCTGATTATATAATAAATAATAATTTAAAATTAGGTTTAAAATATGAAACAGATGTAAATCAACAAAAGTTTGAAATATTATCTGGATGTATTAAATCTAATTTAAAATATAACGATATTGATCTAAATCTATCAACAGAAAATATTATTTATGGTCATAAAAATATCGATAATATTAAAATAAATTTATTTGGAAATAAAATTAAGCCATCGATTGGTTTAATTAATAATCAAATAAATGTTGGTTATATTTATAATCAAATAGAAGAAATAGATGAATATGGTAACAAAGAAGATAAAATAAATAATAAACTTAGTTTAGATTTGGACCTAAATATTAAAATCTAAATGGTGGTCGAAATTTAATTTCAGGTAGTTTTTTTATATTATTCTGCATATTTAGAAAACATTTATATCTTTTGTCCCCAATTTTTTTAACATTTTTAATATTATGCTTAATAAAATTATTATATTTATCTTCTTTTATAGGCTCTTCGTCGGATTCTTTATAATTTAAGTTTTTTTTTATAGGTTTTAAATTGTACTTTTGTAATTTATTATTAAATAAATAATTACTATTTCTATTTCTATTTCTATAATATTCATAATTATTTTTATTACTTTCATAATAATTACTTTGAATATTATGATTAATAATAACTGGCTCATTTATTCTTGATTTATATTCATATTTTTTATATTCACGTATATTATGATTAATAATAGCTGGTTCATTTATATTTGATTTATATTCTAATTTTTTATTTATATTATCTTTTATTTGCTCTAATTGATAGTTTCTACATATATCATAAGCCTTTGTGTGTTTTAGTTGTTGTTCTAATTCTTGTTCTTGTACAAGTTCTTTATTTTCATTTATTTTATTTTTTATTGGTTCTAATTGTTTGTTTCTATATATATCATACGCATTTGTATGTTTTGATTGTTGTTCTAATTCTTGTACAAGTTCTTTTACAAGTTCTTTGTTTTCATTTATTTTATTTTTTATTGGTTCTAATTGTTTACTTTTTAAATTAGCAGATATAGAAACACTATCAATAACATTTTCATGTTTTAATGGAGGTAATAGTTTATTATCCACACTTGTGTGATTTATACTTTTTACATGTAAACTATCACATAAATTTATATCATTTATTCTAACAAAAGTATTACAATTTGATATAATAAAATTATTAATATCTTTCTTACTACCTCTATTTATATTTTTATTTATTAATTTTGAAACAATCATTTTATATTTATCAGGAATAATAGATAAATTATATTTTCCTGATTTTATTTTATACATTAGTGATGCCATATCTGAAGCTTCAAATGGATAATAATTTGTTAATACTTTATAAATTAAACATCCGAATGCCCAAAAATCTACACTAAAATCATATGGTATACCTCTTATAATTTCAGGTGACATATAATATGGTGTTCCAATATTGGATTTTGCTAATAAATTATTTTCAAGTATTTTAGATATACCAAAATCTGTTATTTTAATTAAATTTTTGTTAAAAACAAGAATATTAGCTGTTTTAATATCTCGGTGTATTATATTATTCTTGTGTAATACTTTTAATCCTTCTGATACTTGGTAAATAATAGTATCGACGAATTTAGTATCAATCTTTTTACGTTTACTGTAAAAACTGCGTATGTACTCTTCTAAATCACCATGCGGTGCGTATTCCATGACTAAATAAATATAATCAGAATCTTTGTAATAGTCGAGAATTTTTACCAAGTATTCACTCTCAATTTTTTTAAAAATTTTGAGTTCATTTTTGAAACTGGTATAAGATGTCTTATCTCTAATGGAAAATTTCTTAATGGCTACGTAATCATTAGCAGATTGGGAAGACTTATTTTTGGCCAAATATACTGACCCATATGAACCTTTCCCAAGAAGTTTGATAAACTTGTATCCCATATCTTATATAGAATTAGAAAATAACTATATGTAAATTATTTTATTAATAGTGATAAATTTTATAATATTAATACACACATCCATATTCGTTTCTTTTATTTTACATAGTAATTGAATGTTTTTAACCGTAGTTTTGCTTTGCAATAAAAAGTTTTAACTGTTATAAATTGGTTTATATTTTTGCTTTGCAAATAAGACGAGTCTGTCATTACCTATTACCATTACTTCGTAAAAGGTAATGGTAATAGATAATGGTAATATAGCAAATCATACTTTTATTTTGCGTAGCAATTGAATGTTATTAATGAAAGCTTCGCTTTAAACTCGTTACATTTGCGCATTTGCAAAGCAAAAAAGCAAAAATATAACCAGTAACTTATTTTCTTAGAATAAAAATTGATATAATTTAAAGTTATTTATAGTTAAGTATCTACATGACTACTTCTGCAAGATATTTTAGAAATATAAATCATAACCTGTACCAATTTTTAGAGAATAATAGCAACGCAGAAGCTTCTCAATTAATTAATAATAATTTTCCTATATTCTTAAAAGGATACAATGGAACGAAAGAAACAAAGGGTTTTATATCATTAGTTTTAAAATTTTATATATCATCTAACGATTCTATTAATTTAGATAATATATACATTAGTTATAAGAATACTCTTATGAAAAGAGATATACTTAATTATAGTTATTATTATTATAAGAGTGATTATAAAAAGGCATTGGATAGTTTTAATTATCTAATGGAAAACTATTATATTGATTCATCAAACTTAGATTTTATCATATCCAATAACATGGATAGATTTATTATACTTTTAGATGGTTCTTATATTAAAACAACTAATTCAACTAATTCTGTATATTTAGATAATTATGATATTTTAAGAAAGTATCCTTTTAATCAACGTATTATTAATGATACTATTTCGAAAATCAAAGATCAACTAAATGAAGAAAAAATATTAAAATTTAATAGAATAATGGAACCTTATAAAACAAATGAAAAAATTATAATAGATGCAGGAAATATATTATTTGCAGTTAATGGAAATATTACGTTAAATTCATATATTCATTTGATTAAATTCATCAAATATTTTAAAAATAATAATATTACTCCAATAATTGTTATTCATACAAGACACTTGAAGAAAACTTTCAAAGGAAATCAGAAAGATAAAAAAATAATTAATGCTATCGATATAATTCATAGTTTATCCGATAATCTAATATTGGAAACACCGTATAATCAAAATGATGATTTTTATATTATTTATTTGGGATTATTCTATCAAAGTAAAATTTTAACAAATGATAATTATAAAGACCATATTTTTAATTTTAGAACAAACAAATTAGAATCTGATGAAAATATGGTAGAAAATTATATTGATGATCTTGTATCAAAATATAATATTCTGGGTGATTCGATTGTTATTGATTATATTTCTTCTTTAAATATATCAAAGTGTATTCAAATTAAGAACAACATAGTATATATTCCAACAACCAATAATAAATTTATTAGATATATTTAGGATCTAACGAAGTGTTTTAAGAAGCAATTACTTTATACTCTGATCCGATAAAAAGTTTTATTACGTTAAAGAACGAATTATCGAATCCATTTTTAATTCGAACTCTATATTTATTCTTTCGTAAATAATACTACGCACTTCTTCTTTTAATTTAATTTTATTATTATTTTTTAACTTTTCTATAATACTTGTATTAAGATCAAACTGATACCAATTAAACATTGTAAATGTATTCATATTGTATATATTTATAATATTTGATATAATATATTTCATTTGGTTGCAAAAATTTTTTATTTAATTTTAAAATCGTCTATAATAAGAACCACTTTTAGAATATTCTTCTATTTCTTAGAACCTTTTTTAGAAGATTTCTTGGAAGATTTCTTGGAAGATTTCTTAGCGGCCTTTTTGGAAGATTTCTTGGAAGATTTCTTGGAAGCCTTCTTGGAAGCCTTCTTGGAAGATTTTTTGGCAGCTTTTTTGGAAGATTTCTTGGAAGCCTTTTTAGCACCACCAACTTGAACTTTAGAAGATTTCTTGGAAGCCTTCTTGGAAGATTTCTTGGAGGATTTCTTGGAAGATTTCTTGGCAGCTTTCTTGGAAGATTTCTTGGAAGATTTCTTGGAAGCCTTCTTGGAAGATTTCTTAGCAGCCTTCTTGGAAGATTTCTTGGAAGCCTTTTTAGCACCACCTACTTGAGCTTTAGAAGATTTCTTGGAAGCCTTCTTAGAAGATTTCTTTGAGGATTTCTTGGAAGATTTCTTGGCAGCTTTCTTGGAAGATTTCTTGGAAGATTTCTTGGAAGCCTTCTTGGAAGATTTCTTAGCAGCTTTTTTGGAAGATTTCTTGGAAGCCTTTTTAGCACCACCTACTTGAGCTTTAGAAGATTTCTTGGAAGCCTTCTTAGAAGATTTCTTTGAGGATTTCTTGGAAGCTTTCTTGGAAGATTTCTTAGAAGCCTTCTTGGAAGATTTCTTGGAAGATTTCTTAGAAGATTTCTTAGCAGCCTTCTTGGAAGATTTCTTGGAAGCCTTTTTAGCACCACCGACTTGAGATTTGCAAGCTTTCTTGGAAGATTTCTTGGAAGATTTCTTGGAAGCCTTCTTGGAAGCCTTCTTGGAAGATTTCTTGGCAGCCTTCTTGGAAGCCTTCTTGGAAGATTTCTTGGCAGCTTTCTTGGAAGCTTTCTTGGAAGCCTTTTTAGCACCACCTACTTGAGCTTTAGAAGATTTCTTGGAAGATTTCTTGGAAGATTTCTTGGAAGCCTTCTTGGAAGATTTTTTGGAAGCCTTCTTGGAAGTCTTCTTGGAAGATTTCTTGGCAGCTTTCTTGGAAGATTTCTTGGAAGCTTTCTTAGAAGCTTTCTTAGAAGCTTTCTTAGCACCACCAACAAGAGATTTCTTACCTTTGTATGTACCTCTTTCTTTTTCAAGGTAGTTTACAAGATGACCCATAAAATCACCCAAGTGTTTATTAGCTTTAACAACAGCAACTAACTCTTTAGCACTAACAGTTGATTCAGATTCTTTATCACCTTTCTTCTCCTTGACAGCAAATTTATCAGTTGCTGTTTGTTTAACATCAAAACTGTAAAATTTAGAATCATCTCCATCTACTTTACTGAAAAAGTAAACACTAAGACCCTTTTCATTATCAGTACCATCTGTTATTTTTTCATATACCTTATAGTTTACACCCTTCATTTTTTTAAGGGATGTATTTTCATGACGATAAGTAAGACTACTCATATATATTAAAGGTTAGAAATTATTATTTATTTTTTTTAAAATTTTTTTAAATAGTTTCTTTACTAATATTTTAGTATATTTAACTAGTGCGTCCAAACTTATTAAAAGTGGTTGTGAAGAAAAATCAAATATTTTACAATAAAAATAACATTTAAAAAATATTAATTTTTATGCGCATGTACATCGAATAAAAATAAAAATAAATATAAAAATTTGATAAAATTTGATATAATAACAAGTTATTTAATAAATTATAAAAGTATGAATAAATTACAATGTATAATTATTGGTGCTACTGGATTAGTGGGCAAAGAAATTATAAAATTAATAGAAAAACAAAATTTACATTTAGTATATAATTTACAATTAATTGCAAGTGATTTATCTAAAGGTAAAGAAATTATGATTCAATGTATAAAATATAAAATAGAAACTTGGGAAGATATTAATTTTGAAAGAAAAAATATTTTTATTAATTGTTCAAGTTCAGAATTAGGATTAAAACTATATGATAAAGTACAAAATTCTGAAATTGAAGATAAATCTATTATTATTGATAACTCTAGTGCATTAAGATTATTTCAAGAAGTACCTTTAACAATTCCTCATATTAATTTTCCGAAAGATTCTAATAATATATTTGCAAATCCAAATTGTAGTACTATAATTTTATCATGTTTGTTATTCCCTTTAAAATCATATGGTTTTAAACGTATTGTAGTATCTACTTATCAATCTGCATCTGGTTCTGGAAAAGAAGGATTGGATGAATTAGAATTACAAATGAAACAATATTGTAATAAAGAAGAACTTACTACAAAATTTTGGAAAAAACAATATGTTAATAATTGTTTTGTTCATAATTCTGATCTAACGAAAGAAAATTATAATACAGAAGAAATGAAACTAATAAATGAAACAAAAAAAATATTTGATTTGCCAGATTTAAAAATAACAGCAACATGTATTAGAGTTCCAACTATTAGAAGTCATTGTGAAAGTGTTAATATTGAATTTAATAATCCAGTTACTTTTCTAGAAATTATTAAATTATTAAATAACGATAAAAATATAGTTTTAATTGATGATAAAGAAAATTGTAACTTTCCTGATACAATTATATCATCAAATAAAAATGAGGTTTATATTGGACATATTAGACCTGATCATTCATTGCCTAAAAATATGGGGTGGAATTTTTGGATATCAGGTGATCAAATACTAAGAGGTGCTGCTTATAATGCTATAGAAATTTTAGGCACAATACGTAAATCTAATTAATTTTTTATATTATCATGCATAATATTGACCAATTGCAAATTCTAATCTAAGTGCTAATGTCATATTTTCAAACGTTACCCGTTTAAGCAATGCCTCTTGAGAATCTCCATCAATATGTCCAACTGAATGATCTGTAGGATGGGTATCATTATTATATTTTATTGTTAATAAACCAATATTATCATTTCGTCTTAAATGATTAGTTAATGCAGTTACCATTCTATTATAGATTACTTGTGAAATACCACGATTTAAATTAATTACGCGACCACCTTCGTTTAAAATTAATTGTGGAACTTGTAACATTCTAGCTAAATAATATGCTTCACTTATTAAAGGCATATAGAATTGGGATTGTGCATCTGGTATCACATCTGGTGGTCTAATACCGATTATATTTCTAAGTGGATTATAAGCAGGCTGTGCTACAACTTGTGGTGCTACAATTTGGGGTGCTACAAGTTGTGGTGCTACACCTAATTCGAACAGTTTAATACGAGCATGTCCTACAATTAGTGAATCATTATCATATGTTAGACTTGTAATAATATCTACATCAGATGATTCTTTTATTTGTTCTAATTTTCTCAAACCGTCATCATTTCCTAATACAGTATAAGTTGCAATATCTTCATCTATTGTATTACCACCTAGTTGTTGTCTTAGTTTAATATATTTAAGTTTATACTTGATATATTTGATCCTATAATAATTAGATGGGTCATTCATGTTTGCAGATGGGTCATTCATGTTTGCAGATGGGTCATTCATGTTTGCAGATGGGTCATTCATGTTTGCAGATGGGTCATGCATGTTTGCAGATGGGTCATTCATGTTTGCAGATGGGTCATTCATGTTTGCAGATGGGTCATGCATGTTTGCACCACCTATTTGTAAATTTAAATAAATAATATTTTTTTTTACACTATACATTTATATAAAGTTTTAGATATTATTCATTAAATTAATTTTTTCTTAATTAATTTTTTCTTAATTAATCTAATGAGTAAATATCGAATAACATACACTACTAATATTATGATTGGTGGTACAGGATTCCCACTTAGAATTACTACTGGGGTAGATGCATTTGAAGTAAGTGGTTTTAGTCAACTAATGAAATTACAAGGTATCTTAAAAAAAAATGAGGGTGGTGAATGGTTTAAAATAAGTAAACATATTAAGAAATATGCTGAAAGTGAATCTTTTAGTAGACAAGGCAATAATGTATTAACTGTATCGCCTGAAGACTTTGCAATAATAAGAAAATTAGCAGTGAGTCTTAAAATACTTAATTTATAAATACTTTAAATATAACTTAATTTATAAATACTTTAAATATAACTTAATTTATATGAACGATAATATTATTTATTTAATAATAATTGCAATAGTCTATTTAATGTATCAAAATATTTTTTGTAATACTACTGAAAGGTTTTCGGAAAATAAACAGACTATTGATCAACAAGTAAAGGAACAAATAGGAAAGATATATAAAGCCGATATTCAATCTATACGAAATTTATCAGATATTTCGAAAAAATTACAAGAGGGTACTCTAACTGTTCCAGGTGATATAACAATTGAAGGTAATATTAATATGAAAGATGGAAAATCAATAAAATCAACAGGTGTATTAAAAATTGTACCGAAGAAGGGTACATTATTTGCTAAAGATGATGGTTCTACCGGCAATATAGATATAAAGGGTTCTATCGTAGGTACTACAATAGATGGGATTAATAATAATATTAATAAAACTAATAATAAACTTAACAATAGAATAATTGATATTAAGAAAACCCACTGTGATACAACACGAGTACTCTATGCTCTTAAAAAAGGCAAGAAAGATTCATATGATAGAAACTGGCGTACCAATCGTCCTAGTTCGTATGAGCGTGCGTTAGATACTCCTTGGTCTATACGAAAAGAAAAAATGTGTAAACAGAAAGTAGATCGTGAGAATAAATAAAATAAACTTAACAATAAGATAATTAATATTAACAAAATCAAGTTGATACAATACGTAATTTAGATGCTTTTCGTATATGTACTAGTGTTTCAACAATAATTGTTACTAACAGTTATTAAATGAGAATGACTTGTAACTATTTTATTCTCTAATTTATTTATCATTCCACTCTCTGATAAATAAATATTGGTACATAATTCTCACTTAGAATTACTACTGGGGTAGATGCATTTGAAGTAAGTGGTTTTAGTCAACTAATGAAATTACAAGGTATCTTAAAAAAAATGAGGGTGGTGAATGGTTTAAAATAAGTAAACATATTAAGAAATAATATATAAATAATATATAAATAATATATAAATAATATATAAATAATATATAAGTTAAATTATATGAGAGATAATATTATTTTACTATTAGTAATAGCAATAATTTACTTACTTTATCAACATATTTGTAATAATACTATAGAGAAAATGGCATCAGAACCGTCTCTTAGGGAACAATTAAATGATGATATAAGTAAACTATATAAAGTTGATATTCAAGCGATACGAAAGCTATCAGATATCTCACTTGAATTACAAAAGGGTACTCTAACTGTTCCAGGTGATATAACAATTGAAGGTAATATTAATATGGAAGGTGGAAAATCAATTAAATCAACTGGTCAATTGAACATTGCATCGAATGTAAATATAACGGGTTCTATATCAAGTAATACAATAAATAACATTAATACTAAAATGACTAATCATACAAATAGTATTAATTCTGCAAATAATAGGTTAAATACTGTAAATACTACGTTAACTAACAAAATTACTTCTTCTGATTCAAGATTTAAAGCAAGATTTCCTAATGACTATACATTAGATTTAGTTGGAGGTCAAATTATTCGAGCGGGCGACACCTATTTCCATTTTACAGGACCTAATGCCAAAGGTTCAAAACAACTTGCTGCAAGGTACTACTATCCTTGGGGTGGTTGGTAATAATTATTTTCCTAATTTTATTCTCCAATTTATTTTTAAGTTTTAACGCATACTCTAAATCATATGTCACTAATAGTGCCCATCTTTTGAAACCAATTGGTGATGCATGATATGGTGTATCAATAACATAATCTATTAGCTTATTATCATTCTCAATAATTGGCACTATATTCGTTTTAATGATATCATATTTCTTTTCTAAAATCGAAATATTACTATCATTTATTTTCTCCCATATTGGCACAAGTTTTATATAATTTATTTTTTTTGAATTAACAAGTGTTATTTGTCTTTTAATAATATCGTAGTTTGGTTCAATTAAATTTAATAAAGCTAATTTAACAATATCTTTATCTGTAAGACTAATATCACCCATTCTCAAATGTACTTCAATTACTTTATTATCTAAAGTTTCCATATTTACACAACCAGTAAAATCATGTAAGAAATGATCTAATAATGATATTACATTTTGACAAATACTCTTGTCAATTTGTTCCCAATAAATAAAACTACCAAACTTTTTCTTCTTTCCATAAAAACAAGTATGGTATAAAATCTTACCATTTCTTACTATTAAATCCCAACTTAAATGATCACCTTTAATAAATTCACACCAAAAATTACCAGTATTATGTTCTGCATTAAATTCATTTACATTATTGATTTTTCTTGAATTCATTCCCATTCCAAATAAATTAATAATTGGTTTTGATACAATTGGATATTTTTTTGGTTTTATTGGATAAGGCCCCGAGTCTAATTTCTGATATTGTGCGATTATTAGTTTATTATATACTTGATTATACTTTGTATATTGTTGATATGCTTCTGGGTCATTTGTTGGATAAATAAAATTTCCATATATTTTTTTTAAATCTTTTGTAACATCTTTTAAATTATTCATATAAATATATTATAAACTAAATTATATTAATGTGCCGAATAATAGTTATTTTACAAAATCAAGCTAATCAAAAATATATTATTGATTATTTTTTAACACAATCACATGAAAAAAAGAATACACCTGGTTCGAATAATAATAGAGACTTTGATTATCATAAAGACGGATATGGTTTTATATTTTATAATGATAATATATCTTTTTATAAATCATCACTAATGTATAAAGATGATACTAATTTTGAATTTATAAAAAACAAAATAATAAAAAGTAATATATTAATTGGACATATTAGAGCAACTAAATATCATTTCAAAGATGATGTATGTTATAATAATACTCATCCTTTTTGGTATAAAAATCAATTCTGGAGTCATAATGGGAGTGTTAACCCATTTAATTCTAATTTTTATAATACTTACATTGATAATAAATATAAATCACATATAAAAGGAAAAACTGATTCCGAAGTTTTATTTTATATATATATGACTATATTTGATAAACTAAATGATGAAGAAAAATCATGGATAGAATTTATTCAACTACTTGATATGTTTTATAGTAAATACCAAATTACTATTTCTGCAAATATTGTTTTTTCTAATGAAAAGGTAATAATAATTTCTAGATATATTAATAATAATGAAGAACCACCCTCTTTATATATTGATACTAATACTAGAATTATTTCGTCAGAGCCAGTAACCGATACTTTTGAATTAATTAATCGAAATACAACTATTATTTATAATGTAAAAGATACTACTATTCGTTATATATAGTATAATGTTACTATAAAATTAATATACTACGTAACCTCATTCTCTTCACTGAATGTAAGTGTAACGAAAAAATTGGATTGCATATTCAAGGTTTCACGAAGTGATTTCTTGAATAAAGCAATTTAACCGTTAGCTTATATACTTTTTGCGTAGCAAATGAACTCTTTTTGCGTAGCAATAATATCATATTTTTGCTTTGCAAATGAATCGAGTTTTGATATATAAAAATTGGATTGCATATTCAAGGTTTCACGAAGTGATTTCTTGAATAAAGCAATTTAACAGTTAGTGCAACCTAGATTTTCAAAGAAAATCTAGGTTGAAATAAAAATTGATAATTTTACATATTTAGCAAACAATACAACTTAGTATGAACTTTACACATTATCCTAAAGAATATTATTGTCCAATCACTCATGAACTTCTAAAAACACCTGTAATAGCTAAAGATGGCTTTACATATGAAAAAGAAGCAATTGAAGAATGGTTTAAAACAAGTACCAAGTCACCTATGACTAACCAAAATATTTCGAAAGAATTATTAATTAATTATGCATTAAAAAATAGTATGGAAACTATTGTACAAGGAGCTAGAGTAACTACAGATAGTTTCTCTACACAAATGAAAGAATCGCACACTATCGCTAGTAAAGCTACTCTTGAAGCACGTAAATACTCTGTCAACGATGAAGACTATTTACATGTCAAGATAAAATCACCAGATGAGGGAACTCCTATTGAAACACTAATTATAGGGCTAATTGATATTTCTGGTTCAATGGGATCAAGTGCCTCAATTGAAACAGACAGCGGCGAAACACATGGATTTAGTAGACTTGATCTAGTAAAGCATTCATTGAAGACTATTATTAATAGTGTGAATGAAACTACTTCTATTTCACTAATTAAATTTAGTGATACTGCACAAACAGTAGTAGATCCAATTAAAATGAGTTCTACTCAAAAGAGCATGACTTGTGATATTGTAGATAGTTTAAGACCAACTAATACTACTAATATTTGGGATGCACTCAGACTAGGACTTGAAATTGCTTCTAATCCAGAACATGCTAATAAGAATATATCAATTCTTCTGTTTACAGATGGTGTACCAAATGTAAATCCACCAAGAGGAATTATTAATTCTCTTGAACGATCTTTAACAACTAACCATCCTACTTGTACGATTAATACATTTGGGTTCGGTTATGGACTTGATAGTAATCTCTTAAGAAATATTTCAAATATTGGATACGGAACTTATAGTTTTATTCCAGATGCAACAATGGTTGGTACTATTTTTGTTAACTTTATTTCAAATGTATTACTAACATATGATACTAACCTTACTATAGAAATAGCAAAGTTGGGTGGTGATTGTTTTGAAAAAATTAACATTGGATCTGTCCAGTATGGACAAGATAAGGATTTCTTAATAAAAATTCCGAAAGAAGATATCAATGTAAAGTTGAAAAGTCATGTAATTCAATTTGATAGTTCATCAATATATGAACCCATTAGTGAAGAATTTAATTATCATTATTGTAGAAACAAGATCATTACACTACTGGATACTCTCTTACATAAAAATATGAGAGCAACACATCAAACTATTTCAGAATCAATTAGTCTGATTGACCATACATATGATGAACTAACCGCTCAATTTGCTGGATCTGAAAGAATTTCAAAGCTATTAAGTGACCTAAAGAGTATTCGCGAAGATGAAGGACAAATTTTGAAAGCAGTTTCAAGGTTAGATTGGTATGAAAAATGGGGAAAACATTATATCCTATCAATCCAACGTGCACACGAGCTTCAAATTTGTAATAATTTCAAAGATCCAGGTGTTCAACTATATGGAGGAACAGTTTTTTCAACACTGCGTGATATTGTCGAAGATATCTTTTGTCAAATTACACCGCCAAAACCATCTATTCAATCAACATCATATGGTAGTACACGTACTGTATCAGTAGCGCCAGCTAATATGAGCACATATATGAATTCAGGTGGTGGATGTTTTGACGGAGATAGTACTGTCGAGCTTAGTAGTGGTTTTGTTAAACGAGTCAAGGATCTAGTTAAGGGCGACATATTATTAGGTGACAGTACAATCGTATGTATTGTAAAAACGAAGATTGATGGTAAAGTAGAAATGGTAAAGTATAACAATATGTTAATCACACCATGGCACCCTATCCGTATTAATAAAGAATGGGTGTTTCCTATCAATGTAACTTGTAGTATGGATTATGAACTCGATTATATTTACAATATTGTTCTTGATTCAGGACATATTTGTCGAATCAATTACACGGAAGTAGTTACACTTGGACATAATTTTACAGATAATAATGTAGTTCAACACGACTACTATGGTTCTGATAAAGTTATTCAAGACCTTATGACAATGGATGGTTGGGATGTAGGACTTGTTATTATGGAGAAACAACTAGTAAACAGACGGGAGTCTGACGGCCATGTAGTCTCAATGAGTGCTTAAAATTATTTTAATATATCAAAGAACGTAATATTATGTTTCATTAAATTTAATCAAGTTTTAAATTAAAATTGATTTTCTTTATCTAAAAAGTTAATTGTTACTTAATTAATGCCAACATATGGACAATACGACGTACCTAATAGTGATACTATGGTTAATCTGGGAGTAGGACAACCTGATAATCGAGTACTACCTTTAAATTTAGTAAAGGATGCAATGAGAAAATTTATTGACGAAGAAAATAACCCCGAAGTACTTCAATATGGTGATATTCCTGGATATAAAAGATTTAGAATTAAAGTGGCTGATTGGCTATCTAAACAATGTTATCAAGATATTCCAGATACTTTAGATTATGAACGAGATTTTGAATTTAAAGTTAATGAAGATGAGCTATTTATAACTAATGGTGTAACACATGCTTTACATTTAATTATGACTGCACATATGTATCAAGAAGATACTATTCTAGTCGAAGATCCAACATATTTTATTATGATTAATATCTTTAAAGAGTTTGGATTAAACGTAATGCCAATAAACATGGAAAATGATGGTATTGATATAGCAATGTTAGATGATACACTAACTAATATTGCGTGTACACAAGAAAAGGTATTCTTGTATACGATCCCAATTAATCATAATCCAACAGGTATAACAATGTGTCATCAAAAAAGAATAGCTTTAGCTGAACTATGTAACAAATATAATAATTTTTATATTATTGCAGATGAAGTATATCACTTTCTTTCATGGGAAGATCAAAATGAAAAACTACTACCATTAGCAGACTATCATCCTAATATTACTTCAATCGGTTCTTTTTCAAAAATCCTAGCACCATCATTGAGGTTAGGGTGGATTTATCAAAATACCAAGTTTCCAACCGTGGATGTACAAGAATCACTTTTATTATCTATCATCAATTGTGGATTATATGATTCAACCGGTGGTACTGGTGTAATTAGTTCATATATTACTGAAGTATTAATTGATAATGGTGAATTAAATAATTATATAAAAGAATGTCAACAAAATTTATGTAAAAGGACAAAAGTAATTTGCGATGGATTAGTATCTTTGAGAGAAAAAGGACTAATTGAATTTAAAGAACCAAATGGTGGTTATTTTGTTTGGATTAAAGTAAATAATATTTCAGCAGATGACCTTTTACTAGAATCTATAAAGAATAAAGTAAAGTTTCATCCTGGGTGGAAGTTTACATGTAACTCTAATGAGTTTAATAATTGTATCCGTCTAAGTGTTTCTTATTATGATGAAGTAGATTTAAAAATAGGTGTAGATAGATTAACAAATACTATATTAAATTTTAATAAAATAAACATAGCAGTATTAGGAGCAAATGGTAGACTAGGTAAACTAATTGTTGAAGAAATTAAGAAAAATGATATGTTTGTATTTGTAGGTGGGATCACTAGAGATATGGATCTTGCACATTTAAACCACAAACATAATTTAATTATTGATGTTTCATCACCTGAAGGTACCAATGAACTAATAAATAAATTAAATACATGTAATCTAAAAATTCCATTGTTAATAGGAACAACTGGTGATCATACTTTACAAACAATAGTTGATTATGCAACAAAAGCACCAGTAGCGCTTATTAGTAATTTTTCAGATGGATTAGCTATAATTAATCAATTTAGTAATATTATAAATAATTTGTCAGATGAATGGAAATTTAATATGGAAGAAACTCATCATATAAATAAAAAAGACGCGCCAAGTGGTACTGCGACGAGTTGGTGTAATACATTAAATAGAGATTGTCTGATCGATTCAATCCGAGAAGGTGATGTATTCGGTAAACATAAATTAATATTGTCAAGTCCGAACGAGGATATTGTAATTCAACATACGTCAAAGAATAGAAATATTTTTGCAGAAGGATGTATGAAATATGTTGATTGGATTATGGAACAGAAATCTGGATTATATGATAAGATAAATTTCCTAAAATACAAACACCCCAGAATTAGAAAATATTCAGCAACAGGAAATGTTCTAATTATTGCCGAGTTTATAAATCAACAAAAATGGAGTAACTTTGTATCAAATGAAGCATTAAAAGATAAAGATTTAGATGGTGTTATTTTTATAGAGAGATTTAATAATCATCTTACTAAAGAAATGAATACTAAATGGACCTATTATAATAGAGACGGTTCACAAGTTCCATTTTGTGGAAATGGAGTTAGATGTATAGGTAAATATCTTGGCGAAAACTATAAAGAATTAACAGGTAGCATTGTTAATCCTTCATTATTAGTTTCTAATTATAAAATAGAAGATAGTAATATATATTTTAATTCTCCTATTCCAGTTAAAACTACTGGTACAGAACTTGATAAACTAAGAAAAGTTACAAATGAATTTGAGTTCATCGATATACACGATATATCAATTGTATCTATTGGTGTGCCACATATAGTAATTGAATGTAATTGTAATATTTTTGAATTAGATGAATCTCTAATTAATTACGTATCTAATAGTATTCATACTTCCTTTTCATCTAATTACAATATTAATTTTGTGAATGTGATTGACGACACTAACTTTAGAATTCGAACATATGAACGGGGTGTTGATAGAGAAACAGGTTCTTGTGGTAGTGGATGTTTAGCCAGTTTTTACCATCTATATAATACGAAAAAATTATTGAGTAATTGTTCGATCCATCTTGTTAAAGATGGTATACTTAATGTATATGTAGATACAAATGATACAACTCCTAAATATCATCTAGGCGGTATTGTTAATAAATTAAACTGAGTAACTTGAGTTACATGTTTTGCAATTAAAGATATACTTTCTAATTTTATCATCTTTATTTAACTTTGATTTATAACTATTACAAAATTTACAGACAACAAATTCTTTCATGTATTTTCCAATCAATGGAACAACTTTTTGCTTCTTTTGTTTACCAATAAGAATTAGTCCTTTCGATAATGATGCTGATTTTTGCGTTACCTCGGTACCTAATTGTTCCGATAGAAAATCAATAAAATGCTTTGGTGGTCTATTAATTACTTTAAGAAAATCCTTAACATTTGGCCAGTATGTATTTGTTGTAGTTACATCAATAGTAGGAACTGGTAGTACTAATTTTGCTACATTGTCTTCAGCATGTATGCTATTATATAATTCATCTAGTCTTAATTCAAAACTCATTATTATTAATCAATATTATAGTACGTGAAAATATATCAATTTTTATTTTAACCTAGATTTTCGAAGAAAATCTAGGTTGAACTAACGGTTAAAAAGTGAAAAATACACTTTCCAATTTTTATTTTAAGAAAATCGATTTAACGTAGTTAAATGATGCTAGATTTTCTTAGAATAAGCTAATGGTTATCAGAACGAGTTTTTATAACCTAGTGAAAAATACACTTTCCAATTTTTATTTTTGTAAATATTTTATAAATATTATATAAACTAATATTAATATATTAAGAATATGCAAAATACTATAAAAACTCTTACTACATCAGAAAAACATAAAATATATATCCAAAAAAAGTTTAAAATGTTATATGGAACAGGTAGACCAATATTTAATATTACTGAAGATAATCAACACATTAGAAAATATAATAATACTAAATATTATTCTAATACAAATATAATGACGGAATTATATAATAATAATAAAAATTTTATTGGAAACGCCATACAACATAAATGTATTGATTGAACTATTAGCTAATAATTATTAATTATTAGCTGTTAGTTGTTAGTTATTAGTTTGTTAGTTTGGCGATCAATACCTTTATTCATTAGTGTATAATAATTATCTTCAAAATCTATTATTCTAGTTCCATCAATATCAATAACACCAATCATATCACAATTGGTAGTAACAGAATTATAGAAAGCTTTCATATTCGGACAGTTATTTAATTTTAAGATTAATTGTTGCATTCGTCCAATACTCATATCAATATGATTATCTAAATTAAACTCTGTATACTTGTCAAAGTAAATGGTATTGTTAATAGTTTCTATTATTTTATCTAATTCATCATTCATATATTCTTTATATGTTATTTATATGTATTTAATCTTTAAACATTACGCAGTTTCAAATAATTGATTTTTGGTTAATTCAATCAAATAACATATTTGTTGATAAATTAATAATTTTTCAGTTAATGAATCTTCATTTTCAAACATTGTTTTTAATTTTTCAAGTGTTAATCCTTTTAATTTTTTATTTCGTTTTGATTTTATATTAGATATTTTATCAATCATTTCCTCAACTCGTTCTTTTTCATACTTTAATTCTTCTTTAATATCTTTGACCGTTTGACTTTTAATATCTAAATTTTCTATTTTTTCAATTTCATCTATTTTATCATTAAATTTATTTATTTGTTCCATATTAAGTTAAAATCAGATAATTTTTAAATGAAAATATCTGAATTATTTAGTCAACTAGTTATCATAATTCGAACCACCTAAGTTAATAATATTAAGTCTAAATCCCATCTATTAATATTAAATAAGTTATTTTTTACGTAACAGTTTTTCTTTATTTAGTTGTTCTTCTGCAATAGCAATATCTTCTTCAAGTTTATAAAATAATTCTTCATCAATATCGTCACCTCCATTTTGCATTTTCTTCATAAGCTTAAATTCTTTTTGCATTTGTTTAAGTTGACTTCTATCAACATTACTATTAACTTTCTTTTCAATTTCTATCTTATTACCAAATCCATCTAATATTTCTGTTTCATTTTCACCTAAATTTAATTTATTTTTATTTGCTTTTTTATCAGCTAGTTCTTGTTGTTTAATTTTATCCATATAATCTTCACCAGATGAATATACAAATCCATCACCAGGTACATTCCACACTTCGGGTGCAATATCGCCATAAAATTCGGCATTATGACTAATCATTAAAACACCACCTTCAAAATTATTAATTGCTTTTGATAGTGCACCAAGAGAATCACGATCCAAATAATTTGTAGGTTCATCAAGAATTAACAAATGTGGACAATACCACATGGCAGCACCAATAACTACTTTAACTTTTTGACCACCCGATAAATTTGCTAATTTACCATATCTTGAAAATTCTTCATCTAATCCAACATCTTCTAAATGTTTCTGAATTTCCGCAAAAGTCAATGGTCTTGAATTACCTTGTGCAGCTGCTATTTTTTCATTAATTTCTTTTACCTGTTTATCAAATCCATATTTTTCTAGAGTATCAAGAGGAACATATAAATTATGATCAGACTCCAAGTCCTTCCACTTTACTTCATATTCATATGAACCATGTTTTGATATTCTTCCTACCAAGTTTGATATAACTCGAGGCTTTATACCATCAGGACATTTATCTCCTTTTTTTAATGGTTCCATAGAATCATATACTATTTCACCCTTTCCTTTTTTGTTTCCTCTTTCATCTTCTTCAGGTGTTAATTCTTTTGTATAAACAATAAATGGTTGTAAATATTTTTGTTTTTCTAAGTCTGTCAAGTTTGCTTGTTCTGCTTCCATAACCTCCTTATCTACTCCTCCACTAAATCTCCATTGAATATATTCAATCGGTGATTTATTTATATGTTTTTCAATATGATGAAATGCATGCTGTGCAACATACGAAACTCTACAATTTGGATGTCTATCTGGTTCTTCACATCCTTTATCCGGTTTTAATTCACCTACTAATAACTTGATTAAAGTTGATTTACCTGCACCATTTGGTCCGATACATGCAATTCTAGATGCTTGACTACATTGAATTGATGCATTTAAAATAGTTGGTTTGGGAGCACCAGGATATGTAAATGTACAATTTTTTAATTTAATAATAGCTTTAGTTCGTGATTTTACACCATCCAAATTACCAGGTTTTGGAAAATTAAATGTTAAATCAGTATTTTGAATACTAAAATAAGCTTTTGCAATCGGACATTGTTCTACAAACTTGGTTAAATTCCCAGTATATCTTTTTAATCTCATATTTTCATAATGAATTACATCACTTAATACTCGATCTAAGAATTTAGAATCATGTGATACAATTAATGATGTTACATTTTCACAATCAGGTCCAGATAAAAATTTTACTAACCATGATATTTTATCTACATCTAAATGATTTGTAGGTTCATCTAGTAATAATAAATCAGCACCAATTAACATTGCTCTGGCCAAAGCAAGTTTCATTTTCCATCCACCTGATAAATTACAAATTGGTTTATTAATCAATTCATCTGTAAATTCCATATCAAGTAATTTTTGATAAATTGCTTCTCTGCCAAGTTGTGCTAAAATTGGTTCTTGCATACAAAAATCAATTGTTGGAATATCAGCATTAGAACCATCAATATCGTGTTCAACATAACATGCTTTTAATGACATTAATTCTTCAGCACCTGGAAATCCAGCAAGTTGTCCAGTAGCAATTGCTCTCATTAATGTTGATTTACCACAACCATTATGACCTAATAAACCATAACGTCTTCCTCTACGAACATGAAAGTTTGTAGTATTTAATAGGATTTTACCACCATAAGCAAGCTTAAATTTAACATTACATAAAATTTTACCTTCACCATCAGGTATATCTAAATCTTCTTCTTTTTTCTCCATCATTTCATTTATCTCATTAAAAAATGTATTATTAACTACAATACTTTCATCTGCTAATAAATATATAATTCTAGTTATTTTCTCTTCCCATTCTGATTTATTTTTATTCCCCAATTTACAATAAAACGAAGAAATAGTTGCCAAATATTCTAATACCGGTAATAAATGTTGTCTTTCATTAAAGTTATTATCAATACTATGATCTTTTAAAATTTCTAAAAATAAAGATTTACATATTTCATTTGAACTTTTAACTTCCATATTTATATCTTTTAAGTTAACAAGTATGTTTTAAATAAGTTCATGAAATAAATAAAATAACTATTCTAAAGTAATAATTAATAATAAGATGATATATGGAATTTATTAATAATGATATTATAAAACAATTTGCGGATATTGGAAACTCAGACTTTGAAGATATGGAGTTTGATGAAAAATTAAATATTTTAAAAATAGCTTTACAAAAAAATATAAATTATGATAATTTAAACAATACACTTATATTTTTTAATGATATTATATTAGTTTTAATTAAAAACTCTATTCATGATTCTAATTATAAGAATAGAGAGTTTGGATTATTTTTAACGCTGGCATGTGTTGAAGAAGGTAATTATCTGTTTGAGCCTTGTTTATCTATTTTATTATCTGATTTATTAGATTTATTTGAAGATAAACATATAAATGTTATTAATTTATCTAATCGTATTATTAGTCAAATATTTATGAAAATTAATCCGTACTGTTCGTTAAAAATATTAAATTTATTCGAAGAGAAAATTATTGATACATCTTGGAAAAAATCTATTGGATGTCTTAAACTTATATCTGTATTAACAGATAGTGCCCCCGAACAAATTGATTATTTATTACCTGAATTAATCCCATTAATTACATCACAGACATCTAATCCTAAAAGAGAAGTAAAAGAAGAATCTACTCGTGCATTAAATAAATGTTGTAGTAGAATATCTAATCCTGATGTAATTCCATTAATTCCTAAACTAGTTGAAGCAAATAAGGATCCAAGTAAAACTATTATTGCGATAGATGCATTAATGGAAACAACATTTGTTAATCAGGTTGAAAAATCGACTCTTGCGGTAATTGTACCAATCTTAAATAGAGGACTAAAAGATAGAGCTTCAAAAATAAGAAGAAAATGTTGTGTTGTAATTGATAATATGTGTAAATTAGTAAATGATTCTAGAGATGTAAAACCATTTGAAGACAAATTATTACCTTATATTATAAGCGAACGAGATAATGCTTCCCAACCAGAAGTTCGTGAGATGGCTGGTAAAGCTACAACTACTTTAGAAAATGCACTAAAAATGTAAATTAATCAAAAATATTATACATCATTAAATATTTTTACTTAAAAATATATTTATATCAAATATAATGGAAATTAGCATAAATACAACTAACTTAGTAGATAATAAAAGTGTATCCGCTAAATTAATTCAAAAAAATAATTTATTTGAATCATATATGAATGCATTAAATGTACCTTATCCATTATTTAAAGAACAACAAGATTTATTAAAAATTATTCATAGAATATTGTATCCACAATATATTACACATTATATTCCGCATAATACGCGAATTACAGATATTCGAACAGGAGAATCAGATATTAGTATAATAAATACTAATGGTGATTGGCAATGGCAATTATCAAATGAATGCGATCTATTAAATGAAGATACATTGCAAAATCGAACAGGTGGTCTTCTTGGAACTTTCATATGGAATGGTACAGAGAAATTTGCTCTATGGTGTGATGCTACTCATAAGATAGTACATGGTTTTACAATGAATAATGAATCTTTAAAGTTAGCATATGTAATACAAGATATGGTTACCACTATTTGGGGTCCATTATGGAAATTGCAGTTGAATACATTTAATCTAACATATATTAACAACAATGGTACAAGTAATTTATCTATATTTTGGTCACTTCGTTACTTACTATTACGGCATGATGGTAATGATCATAATTCAACATTAAAATTAATTAATAGTAATGGAATTAATGGGTTATTAGATATGTTTCGTAAATTTGTAATAAATGACTAAAAATAATTTATATTTCTATTTAAAAATTATCTGTTTTTAATTTAATATGGAACAAATAAATAAATTCAATGATAGAATTGATGAAATTGAAAAATAGATAATTTAGATCTTAAAAGTCAAACTGTTAAAGATGTTAAAGAAGAATTAAAATATGAAAAAGAACGTGTTGAAGAAATGATTGATAAAATATCAAATATAAAACCTAAAAGAAATAAAAAATTAAAAGGACTAACACTTGAAAAATTAAAAACAATGTTTGAAAATGAAGATTTATTAACTGAGAAATTATTAATTTATCAACAAATATGTTATTTGATAGAATTAACTAAAAATCAATTATTTGAACCTTCATAATATTTAAAGAAAAAGTAGTATAAATAATATATGAATTATAAATTAGATAAAATTTTAGAAACTATTCATAATACACTATATTTTAAAAAATATATAGAGTTTAATTTAGATAATCCGATTGATATGAGCATTGATTCAATGCAACAATTAATTTTAAAATTAAATAAACGTCCAAATACTAGAGCTTTGTACAATTCAGTTACTACCTATTGTGATATCGTTGGTGTTGTTGATATAAATGGAACTAGAACAATAGATTTCGAAGACAATAATTATACGCTACTAAATAAAGGTATTGATCGTCAAACTGATAAACCAATAAATAATTAATTATTATTTTATAACAATAATTAATAATTATTATATTTCTATAGAGTTATTTTTCGCACTATGACATAACCTGTTAGTTTTTCACCAAAAGCGAATGTATATACTATGTAACTTGGAATAAAATCATTAAAATAAAATTTTCATCTTTAATGAATGTTTTTAATCGTAAAAAAATTGATATATTTAATATTTTTACTTAATTATAATAATATAATGGATTCAACAATGAATATTAATATGAATAATCAACCTATACTAAATATTGGTATGTTAGGTTCAGTATCAGATGGTAAGTCTACATGTGTTCGAGTTTTAACAGGTGTAAAGACGCAGCGACATAGTTCTGAAAAAACTAGAAATATTACAATTAAACCAGGTTATGCAAATATGAAAATTTGGACAGATGGAACCAAGAGGTATTCAACTGATTCAAAACCGACAAGTTATATTACTAAAGATACAGAAAAAGAATGTGTATTAGAGAATCATGTATCTTTTGTAGATTGTCCAGGTCATCAAGAGTTAATTCTAACTATGTTAGGTAGTATTAAATTAATGAATGCGGTTATTGTAGTTGTATCAGCTGCAGATCCAATTAAAAAGAAACCACAACTAATTCAACATCTAGCAGCAATTAAGCTTTCTGGGATTAAGAATATTATTGTATGTTTAAATAAATTAGATCTAGTTAATAAAGAAACAGCAGTCGAAAGATATGCTGAATTAGTTGACACTTTAAAAACTTTTGGAATTAAACCAAAAGTGATTATACCAACTAGTTTTAATAAGAATATAGGAATTGATTGGTTACTTGAAGAAGTTATGAATCATTTCACATTAGATGAAACAGATGAAGCACCTGCCTGTTTTATGGCAACACGATCTTTTGATATTAATAAAGCTGGTGATAGTTTTAATGATATTAAAGGTGGTGTAATTGGAGGAAGTCTATTTAACGGTACTTTAAATATTAATGATGAAATAGAAATTAGACCTGGAATTTGTGGAAGATCTAGAGATGGTAAACTAATTTCTCAACCAATTATTACAAAAGCATTATCTTTTAAAACCGACCAAGAAGAGTTAGATACAATTGCACCCGGTGGACTGATTGGTATTGGAACAGATATTGATCCTTATTATTGTAAGGATGATTTGTTAGCAGGAAATATGATTGGGCTTAAAGGAACTCTGCCAAGTGTGTATGAAAGTGTAGAATTAAATTTTAAATTAATTAGTGATTTCGACGGCGATTGGACACCAAAAGTAAAGGATGTTATGAATTTACAAATTGGTACATTATCTATTTCATCGGAAATCACACTAGTAAATAAGAAAACAATCAAATTAAAATTATCAAGACCAGGTTGTATTGATAAGAAAATGATGATAATGATTAGTCATAAAGAAGAGGGTATTATGAAAATTGTTGCTTCAGGTACATTAAAAAGTGGAACTAAGATAGTTGATTAATTTAAGGTATTTTTGTTTATAGTCAATTTCAGACATATATTATAAATTTTAATTTAAAGATTACTGTATATAAATAATTAATGGACTCACCACAATTTTTAATTACAGATTATCTTAAAAATTTAAATGATACTAACGAGTTTCGAAAGACTCTATTTAAGAAAGGAATTATGACAAAATATTATGATGAAGAAAAATTACTATTAGTATATACTAAATTTGAAGATACACAGCGTATATGTACAGATTTGAAAAATGAATGTAGATCGTTGATAATTGACGTAGAAGAAAAACAAATTGTATCATATACATGTAACACCCCAATTTGTAACTTGGATGCTATGAATTATCTAATTGGGCATAACGATAAGACTATGAAAATGTATAAATGTTATGAAGGAACATTAATGTCATTATTTTACAATAAAGATAAATGGTATTTATCAACCAGAAGATGTTTAGATAGCAAAGAATCTGTATTTTCACACGGCGATATCGAAAATAAATCTCATTATGAACTATTTATGGATGTAGTAAGAGATGATGGATATGATACACTAGAAGATTTTACTAATATATTAAACAAAGATCTATGTTATAATTTTATTTTAATCCATCATGATAATAAACATATTGTTGACTATAGTAGTCAATTTGGAGATGATTATAAAAAGTTATGTCTAGCTTTTGTTAGAGAAAAAAATTCATTAAGTGAAATCGAATATGAAAGTATCGACGATATTTTTAAATCTAAAGAATTTAAGAATCTTTTTGTATCTGAACCAATTAGTTCTTTAGACGAGTATATGGTTAAAATAAATAGTTATACTAATGATAACATAACAAATTGTACAGACGAGGGTATTATTATTAAACTAGAGAGTAATACCAGTGTAAATACTTATTTAAAAATTCAAACATATCCATATCAATTTAATAAAGCAATTGGATCAGAGAAGAACATTCTTAAAGGATTTATAAATTTATATCAAAATGATAAGTTGATAAAATACATAGATACTAATCCTAATTTAAATACTTTCAAAAAAATAGTAAATCCACTAAATATTCAAGAATCATATGATACGATTGGTGTAATAGATGCAGTTTTTAAAGTATGTACTTCAGAATTATATGAATTATTTAAACTATTATGGAATTTAAAGTCAGGTAAACATATTGATACAAGTTTATATGATATTTTACCAAAAGAGTATAAATCTATATTATATGGAATTCGTGGAATTTATTTTAAAAATAAATCAAAAAAGTACAGTTCTGATGATACTGTAAAACCAATTATATGTCTTCAAATAAAAGATATCTATCAATATATTAAAACAATTGATACAGATGTATTCGAACAATATTTAAGAATCAGAAAATTAATGAGTAATTGGGTGAAAGTAAATACAACTGATGAAAATTTAAAGAAATTTAACAAGATTAATGATAAATGTGATAAAGTACATTCCAAGTTAATAGCTATTTTTACAAATAAGTTATTCCCTAATATTATGCCAGATGATATTCCATACTATGAAATAAAGAAAATTAGTTAGATTGGATTATATTTAGTAAATTTTAATAATTGTTCAAAGACTACTAATTGAAGAGTTGCTTGTGGTGCAAATCTTCCCCAAATTGGTAAAAATCCACGATAAAATGCAAATGGTCCTTCTTTTGTTAGGACTTTTGTAAAGCAATCAATTAACCCATTATAATGTATTTCATTAATGGGTTGATTCATTAACCTTGTTTTCATCATATCAATTGGTGTTACTGTACATGCCATAAAAAATCCTGCAATGCCAGCACTAAGAAATTGACACCGTATATCATTTCTATCAAATCCGGTTGACTTTGTAACAAAATTTTTTGCTTCATCGTAACATGCCATTTTGGTACCGTTTAAAACTACCCCTCTTGCAATATTAGCTTGAAGTCCTCTTGAAAATCCATATACGCCTTGTTTTTCTAACATTTGTTTAACAATTTCTGAAATACTTTTTTTTTCACCTGCCATTTGCATTGTTTTTATTACATCAAATGGATTACCAAAACAAGAACCAATTCCGCCTGACAATGATCCTGATATAAATTTTAAGTGAAATGGTGTTGGTCCATCTTTATTACAAATAACATCTCTAATTGGACCATATGCACCAAGTTTAATAGATGTATAAGAAGCTTCTCGTAACCATGTTACAGGAAGCCCTCTGTATAAAGAAAAAAATCCTTCGCTTTTTATCATTTGATGTATTGAAAATCCTTTTTTAATTTGCATTCGTGTCTTAATGACATCTATTGGATGTGTTACATTTACTATAAGAACACCTGTTCCACCTGCTAATCCAATACTTGCAAGAAAACTTGGATTATTGGTTATATTACTACTATTCATATTAGTAATTTAGATTAAAAAAATAAGTCGGTGAATAATATTATTCTGTATATATTCGTCTATCTCTAGGTACATGTATAGTAATATTTTTATTGGATTGAATATCAACTATTGGTAAATACATATTTGCGGATTCTATTCTTATTTCATTCATATTGTCAATAATTATTGGTTGTGGCATTTTGATTTCATCTAGAAGCTCAGTATTTATTGGACTTGATATATCCAATATGTCATATAACCCACATGTACCTTCAATTGCATGGTTTTCATGTGATAGTATATTAACAAGTTTATATAATGCGATATTCTTATTTTCAAGAATATGTATATCTAGTTTTAATTTGATGATTATCATTATTATGCAGAATACTTGTATAAAATTCATTATATATTTAATAATTAGATGTATTAATAAAAATAAATCAATTTTTATATAACAGTAACCATTTAATCTATTTGCATTGTAATATATTATATAGTATATAATATACGATGTCTGATATGGACTATAAAAATGATATTAAAGGCGGTGCAACTGAATGGGATGATAATATTAAAACAACTGATATTTATTTTATGCGTAATGAAAGCTTCGCTTTAAACTCGTTACATTTGCGCATTTGCAAAGCAAAAAAGCAAAAATATAACCAGTAACTTATCGATTCACCGAAGGTGAATGTAGATAATCTAGCATCATTTAACTACGTTAAATCGATTTCCTTAAAATAAAAATTGGAAAGTGTAACGATAAAATCTTTGATTTCAAAAGCAAAGCTTTTTAGTAATAACATTCAATTGCTACGCAAAATAAAAGTATGATTTTTCGTTTCACTTTTTAACTGTTAGATATCAATGAGTGTTTTGCTTTTTACGAAGTAATGGCAAAACTCTCATTGATATATAAAAATTGATATAATTAATGATATAAGTAATTAAATAGAATACAATGGAAAACTTTAATCTAAATATAGGAAAATCAAATAGTACATCTGATATGGTACAAATATCTGAGTTCAGTATTTCTGTTGGCTCTAAAAAATTATTTGATAATTCAGAATTAGTTATATCACCAGGTAACATTTATGGATTTATTGGAAAAAATGGATGTGGTAAAACAACGCTCTTGAAAATGATTGCTAACAGAGAGTTACCAATTAATGAAAGAATATTAATTCTGTATGTAGAACAAGAAATTGAAGATACTGAAAAAACGCCTATTGAAACTCTATTAGAAAGTAATGGTTCTTTTCATAAACAACAACTACGACTAAATGAAATTGAAGAAATTATGGAAACTGACCATTTTAATGAAATGGAAGAAGAAGAAAGTGATGTTATTGTAAATGAATATTATAAATTAGAAAAAGAATTATCTACAATTGTACCAGAAGTTGAAGAAGTCACTGTAAAGAAAATTCTAATAGGACTAGGATTTACAGAGTTAACAATGAAACAACCATGTAATCTATTTAGTGGTGGTTGGAAAATGAGAATATCTCTAGCCAAAGCTTTATACATCCAACCTGATTTGTTACTACTAGATGAACCTACAAATCACTTGGATCTGGAAGCTGTTATTTGGTTAGGTAATTATTTAGAAACTGTATTTAGAGTAAATAAGAAAATGGCAGTAGTTGTTTCACATAATGTTGGATTTTTAAACCAAGTAACATCACATACTTTTAATATAGAATATGGTAAAATTGTAACGTATAAAGGTAACTATAATTCGTATAAAAATAATTATAATAAAAAGCTTGTCAATATTGATAAAGAATGGAATAAATTAATTAAAAAGAAAAAGGGTAAATCAAAGAGTGAATTTGAAGAAATAGTTAAAAAATCTGGACTAACAGAACCACATAGACCATATGAAATGAAGATAGACTTTTCAGATGTGGCACAATATAAAGGTAATATAATATCAATTGAAAATTTATCTTTTTCGTATGGTGATAAAAAGATATTTGATAATGTAGATTTTGGATTAGATATGGATTCAAGAGTCACATTAGTTGGTAAAAATGGAATAGGAAAGTCTACACTATTGAAACTAATAGTTGGTGAATTAGTTCCTGATAATGGATATGTTTCAAAACAAGGTGGTCTAAAAATTGGTTATTATCATCAACATTTTGAACACTTTTTACCTAAAGATAAAACAGCTGTTGAATACTTGGAATGTATGGTTCCAACTGAATTAATTTCAGGTAATAAAATGCAAACAGTTAGAAAATATTTGGGTACAGTTAAATTAGAGCCACAAGCTCATAATTCATTAATCAGTAGTTTGTCTGGTGGACAAAAAGCGAGAGTTGCTCTAGTTAGTCTATTATTTCAACAACCTCATTTTATATTATTCGACGAACCTACAAATCATCTAGATATAGAAACGGTTGAAGCACTTATTGAAGGGTTAAAAGAATACCAAGGTGGTTTAATGGTGATTACTCATGAACCAGAATTAATTACTAATCTAGAATCAGATTTATGGATATTAGAAAATAATAAGATAGTATTTTATAATAATACTTTTGATGAATATTGTGATTCTCTTCTCACATAATATATTTATCTTTTCAAACCACGAAGCCTAAATATGGTATTCTTTGATAAATTAATTCTTGTTTTAACTGGTTCAATAGGCTTACTAGTATTTTCCTCTTTACTTTCATCTATTTTTTGCGAGTTAAGTATATCGTCATGATCATTTTTAGCCAGATTATCTTCTTTTATATCAGGTGTTGGCAATACTTTGTCTTTCCATAAATAAAAATTATTAGTTGGTATATTAAAATATTTTTTATTGTATAAATATTCAAATGCTTTCTTTCCTTCCAATAGATTTTTAATTTCAGAATCAACTATAGTAGGAACTACCTTTATTTTACTAGGAACTTTATTCTCATCGATATTAACAAGTGTAAATTCTGTATATGCATCTGTTTCCTTTAATTGTATTATAATTTCTTTAGAAAAATTACATTTTTCGCTATAAAAAAGTACTTTCATATATCTATTTCATAATAAAAAAAATATGTTTAAACTATTTTATTTAACTAACGTTGTATTATTTGGTACGAAATGATTTACAAATATTTATATAAAATTTTTACAATTTTTGAATTAATAATAGCACAAAATAATTATATACATAATAATAATGTCAAAGATTGTAAAAATTATTTCAAAAAAAGTTATTACACAAAACCTATACGGTGTCTCTCACATAAAATTAAATGATTATGTAAATAATCTATCTGAGACTGCAAAAAATCAGCCAGGTTTTATTAAATCAAATAGTTATTGGGAATTCGAAATAAATCACACCGGTGCGAATTGTAATAGTATAGAAACATTATCTATATCAGAATGGAAAAGTATAAAAGATTGGGATAATTGGCATACTTCTAAAGAACGTTTAAATATTTATAATAACTATAAAGATTTAGATAGAACAGAGAAATTCTCAATTCTTAAAAAAAGAACGCTAATAGATAATGTATTTTTACTTTAATATACAAATCATATTTGTGTATTTTATATATAAAAAAACTGAAAATATATGTTAAAAGTAATATATCTATAGTTATAATATGAATAAAATTAGTCAAATTAAGCTTTCAAAAAATGAGATTGTTTCTGAATTAGGATTCTCTAAAATAGACATAAATATGAAAGGGCCTGATGTTAACTATGTTATAATTAATTCTATTAAAAGAATGATACAAAGTAAGATTCCTATATTTATTTTTAATAACTTTGATATAACAGTAAATACGAGTGTATTTAATAATAATTATATTAAAGGGCATGTGCAGAACATCCCGGTGTGGGGAATTGAAAATATTATTGACGAGTATATTGACGTTAAACAGGAAGAAGACGAAGATGAAGATGGCGAATACGGTGAAATTTCCGAACCAATTGGTACTATAGATGAAGATACTGAATTCAATACTAATAAAAAAATAGATATATCATTGAATAAATTAACTATGTATATTGATTTCAAAAATAAAACAAGTGAGATTGTTGTTATTACAACAGACCATGCTAAATTTTATTACAAAGAAGGATTAATTAAATCACCTTATAAAAATGCTGTTCAAATAGTAAAACTTCAACCTGGTCAAGAAATTAAAATGTCTGTGAAAGCGGAATTAGGAAATGAAGAAGTTTCTGCTCTATATTCTGCAGTATCAGCATGCTTTTTTAAAGAAAAGAATGATAATGAATATGATTTAATTGTTGAATCAAGAGGTCAATTAACTGAGAAACGAATTATTGAGGTTGGATTAAAAGCTATAAATAAAATGTTACAAAACTTTCTAGAAATACTACCAAAGAATCAAGGATTAGAAGGTAAAATAGTAATAGATGATGAAGACCATACATTAGGAAATATAATTAGTTATGGAATGCAAAATCATCCTGCAGTAAAGTTTTGTGGTTATAATACTCCGCATCCATTGAAGAAACAGATTATAATTCATTACAAATTAGAAAATGGAAATTTAAATACTATTATGAAAGATGTAGTTGTTTATTATGAAACCATCTTTGACAATTTAAGAAAAAGTTTTAATAAATTACTGTAAGTCTTACATGTATTTTTGTTTTAAAAATAATCAATTAATTTACCAATTGCAAGAGTTTCATCTTTATCATAAATAAAATAGCTATTTAAAATATTATAACATGGGTATTGAGATATAATTTGATACTCGTTCATTAGTATTTCACTATCACCAAGTTGCTTTACTTTAATTGTAAAATTTTTAATGTGTATAACAAACTCTTTATCGTACAACATAGCATCATTGTTAAAATAAACCCATATTATTTTTACAAATTTTGTTTCAACATAATCAATATTACTAAGAAATCCAAATCGTGGTCTATTATCAATATTGTCAATATCTTTTAATGTTATTGTTATAGTAGCTGGTCCATGAATACATTCACAATGATTAACTGGTAAATTATTTTGATATATAGTATTAATCTTTACTGGCATTTTATCATTATCATACCATAATAGATCTTGATCTATCTTTAAACATCCCGATGCTAAATATCCTGATAATATCCATCCTATATCAACATTTGGATATGATTGTAGTAAGTAAAATATACAATTATTATTAACCTCATTTATAATACTATTTTCTATAATACTAGTTTGTATAATACTATTTTTAAAATTACTTTCAAATATATTAAGCATATCATCCTGAACAATAGGTGTAATTAAATTAATCATTGAACTAGTATCAAACATATTTAAATTTAAATATGGAATATTCATAAAGTTTGCGTATGATACAAATAGTTCTTTTTTATTCCATATTTTATTTGGTTTATCAAAAAATAAAATTAAATCGAAATTAAAACTTAATAATATCTTATTTCTTATTTTATTACTTTCACCTGGTGTATCAATAAAAACATATTTACTATCCTTATGATTTTTATATTGATAATTGTAGGAAGATGTTTTTCCACTTTCTAATTCATGTTTATGGTTTAAAATAAAAAGTCTGGATTTACATAATTCTGTATCTAGCTTGTTCTTTATTAAATATGCTAGGAATGTAGTTTTCCCACTTTCTGTATCACCTAGTAATAATATTCTTTTTTCTACTAATCTAGTATATTTAAATTTATCTTTAATAGTAACTTTAATATAACCATCATTGAAAATAAGAGATTCTATTTTACCTTCTAAATATAAAACCATCCTTTTAATCATTAATATTGAATCACGACTTTGTTCTTTTGATAATTTATAAAGTGAACCATTATCTTCTACACCTATATAATAAATAGCTAACCCATTACCTTCATTTAATCGATATTTCATTTGTGTTACTAATTGTTGAAATCTAACATTATTATCATTATTTAATATTTTTAATTCATCCGAACAGAAATGTCGTTTATATTCAATATTACCTTCTTCATTTTCTTGCGGTAACATAATAATAATATATTTTGTATCAATTCTCTAAATATTATTTTCATTTATTTTATCATTTAGTAATTTGATGGATTCATATATTGTTTCCATTTATTTGTTTTGCAATAAAAATTGAATCTATCATATGTTAACATTAGTTTGTATTTTATAATGTCTTCTTATCCAGTTTATAATTATACAAATAACAATAATACGCCTCTAACTAGTACTCAAGTTACTGCTATTTTAAATGACAAGGCAGTACGAATTACTGACGCTTATAATAATAGTACACTGTCTGTACCACCAACTCGTTCAACGATAAATAGTATTGGTACTCATTACCATGTTGCTAATTATTATGCACCGACAAAAGAGCTTGTTTATCATGGTAGATAATAATTATTAATTTATTTAAATAAATCTTCCAATGTTGTTTTATTATTAATTAAATCATTCTTAAAAATATTTATAGTTGTATTTTCTACTATTATTTCATGTGTATGAAAATAAGCAATGTCTGTTTTTAAAATATGTTTTTTTAATTTTTTTAATTCTTTATTTAAATTTTCATTTGTTAATAGTATTGAGGTACTATGTATTGTACCATGCCATCCGTAGTTTAAATATACATTATTTTTTTTAATAACTCTATTCAAAAATTTTTCTTTTAATAATACACTATCAGGTAGTGTATCATTATTTTTAAATAGTTTATTTTTATACGTATAATCAAATAATAGATTGAAAAATATAATTTTCTTTTTACTACTACCTGCAAATAATGTTTTATTTGTTATTGATGACGATTTAAATTCT